CAGGTCTCGACGCTGAACACGTGCGGTGTTCAGCACCAGATCGAGAAGAAGTGGAACAAGCCGGGCAGGCCCCACATGTCTACCCTGGGGGGCTCGGCGTTCCACCTTCTCGCGGAGCACGAGGTGCTTGTCGAGAACGGCGTGGAGGGCGCGTTCGTCCCGGAGGTGGAGGACGCCCTGGAGTCGGTCATCTCCCGGGCCCTCGTGGACTCGCCGTACACCCGGGAGGAGATCCGGGTCAGCAGGTCCCTCCCGGCCGGGTACTCGAAGCGGGACTACCCGAACGGCGCGGACGAGAGGTTCATGCGTGACGCCATCCCCCGCTGGTTGCAGACGTGGCGCCTGTGGCGCAAGTCCATCCCGTACTCGGTCTGGTTCCTCCCGGAGTCGGGGGACCCGGCCCTGGAGGTCGAACTCGACTTCGAGTTGGGCGGCTACCGGGTGAAGGCGTACGTGGACGCCATCTTCCAGCACAACATCACGGGCGAACTTCTCCCGGTGGACTGGAAGGCCGGGGCCCGGCACATCTCGGGCAACCAGCAGATCGGCACGTACAAGGTCGGCATCCAGGAGGTGTTCGGTCTCACGGCCAACTCGGGGGCGTTCTACTACGCCCGCGAGGGTCAGGCGGAGATGCACAACCTTCAGCACTGGACGAAGGAACGGCTCGACGTCATCTACCGCCACTCGGGGGCGATGATCGAGAACGGGCTGTACATCCCGAACTTCGAGTCGTGCGCTTACATGTGCTCCGTGAAGGACTACTGCCCGTACGTGGGTGGCAAGTGGTCCGACCAGGTGCAGATCGTGGGCGTGAACGCCTAGGGGTTGCACACTGCACCGGGGTGTGTTATGCTGTAGCCAGACGGGAGGGAAACGCCTCCCGCAACCTACGACCAAATCGTGGGGCCTGACACTGACAACAGAATCGTGGTAGGGTGAGACGCACACCACTACCGCAAGCGCTCGCAGGCAAGCCGCCCCTTGTGGGGGTAGACCGGGTTCGATCTCGGGAGCGCACTCCGCGACTGCGATGCGGAACCCAGAACAGAACTGTGATAGATAGCAATATCCCCGGTGGACGCGTGGCGAAAGCCGGGGTCTCCCCTCTTGGTGCAACGGGTAGCACGCCGGATTGAAAATCCGGAGATGCAGGTTCGAGTCCTGCGGAGGGGGCCGCCCCGCGATCGCCGGTTCGCTGCCGGGTACACGGGGAAAGCCCCGGGCTGTATCTCCCAGACTTGGGGATGGTAAACTGCCGGAGCGGTTTCGGGATCCGATGCCGCGCCGAAGAACGGCAGCGCTGGTGAGTATCGAGGAGAGAGGCTGTGACCAGCAACGGCCGCCGCACCCGTAGTGCGGATGGAGGAGTTGCCCACCGGCCTGATCGGCCACGGTGGGGGGTTCATCCGGGTTCGAGTCCCGACACTCCACTGGAATCGCGAACGGTTGGCTTTTAAACCGGCTCTAGCGATTCCTTTCGGGAGTTGGTGTAATGGCCCCTTCGGGGGTGGCGTGGTTGCATATCGTGTCGTCTGGTGGGTACCCAGTTCGGGGCGACAGACGTTACTGCAACGTGGCTAAGCACGGCCCTCATGGGAGGGCTGGTAGAGGTTCGATTCCTCTACTTCTGGCGCAGAACATGTTCATGCAAGACCCGACCAGGGAAGGAATCCCACCATGAAGTCCGTCAGTGAGGAACTGGCCGAGTACGTCGGCCGAACCGGCGCCGAGGAGTTGGCGCCCCTGATCCTCGAAGTCGAGGGCATGGAGCGTGCACTGGTGATGTTCACCAAGTACGTGTACACCGCCACGCAGGAGGGCCGCCGACTCATCCAGGAGGCCGACCGCGTCATGTCCGACGGTCAGACCCCGGAGCGTCGCGCCGAGGTGGACAAGGCCGCCCAGGAGGCCCTCGCCAACGCCAAGAAGCAGCACGAGGCTGCCCATCAGGCGAAGATGGAGTCCATCACCAAGCGCCTGGAGGAGGCCGAGGCCGCGGGCGACGAGGCGGAGATCGCCAAGGTCGTCAACGAGACCCTCGAACAGTTGTTCGGCAAGGCCTGATGGCTGTCGAGGTGTACGACGAGCCCCGCGAGGGGCTCGTCCCTGCGACGATCCACTCCTACGACCAGGAGCGTGATGTGTACACGGTCTCGGTCGGTGATACGGTGGGGCTGGAGATCCCGGCGAAGGGCGTCCTGTTCGAGCCGGACTTCGACTTCGATGACTACGACGACGACTACCTGGGAGGGTACGAAGGATGACAGACAACACCGACAAGATCACCGTCACGCTGAAGGCGGACGGTTCGGCCCCGTGGATTGTTCTCCACGCGGCCAGCGCCGAGGAGGCTCACAGCCTGCTGGGTGCCGTCTACTCGGGTGAGCAGAACCTGGCCGAGCACGCCGCCGCCGCGAGCGCCGTCGTGACCCTGTCCTGGTCGGAGGAGAAGAAGCGCCACCAGGGCAACGGGCCCGTCGAGACGGTGACCAACGCCGTCGGCGGGCAGGTCCAGGCGCAGGCCGCCGCCGCCCCGGCGGGTGGCATGCCGAACGCCCCCACGTGTGTGCACGGCGAGATGGTGCACCGCTCGGGCGAGAAGAACGGCCGGGCCTGGTCCGGCTGGTTCTGCCCCACCCCGAAGAACACGCCGGGACAGTGCTCCCCGCAGTTCAACAAGGGCTAAGCGTTTCCCAACAACCCCTGTTTCTCCTCGTGAGAAACGGGGGTTGTTTCTTGTCTCGGGGTGTGCTACGCTTCTCACATGACGACTCACAACGAGAACAAGAACACCGCGCGACTCACGTCGATCAAGGCGCCCGCTGCCTTCAAGGGCAAGACGAACGTGTACGAGGTGGACCCGCCGTACTGGGGCCGCTCGAAGGTCGTCGTCTCGCAGGTCGAGTACGGCAGCATGGTCGGCGGCCCGGAGACGGGCGTCTTCCCCGCCACTGAGGACGGGGACATGGACACCATGGCCCTGTTCGTGCACGGGGTCCTCGGTGGCGAGGGTCCGGTCGCCTTCGCCGGTCAGGACGACAAGGGTGCGCTCGCCCTGGCGGGCTACGAGGTCGTCGAGGGTGACTGAACCTCGTGATCTGGGACCCCACCCCATCTTCTGGATGGGTGTGGGGCTCCTGCTTGTAGTTGTTGTAGTGACCACTCTCGGAAGGATCTACCCGTGACTCTCACCCTAGAGGGTAACCCGAACTACGCCGCGGTCATCCACGAATACGATCCCGCGAACGAGGTCCCGCTGCCGAACCGTGACCGGATCGTCGGCTACAAGGTTCTCGGCTACCAGACCCTGGTCGGCAAGGGCGCCTACAAGAAGGGCGACCTGGTGGTCGTCTTCGGTGCGGAGACCCAGTTGTCCGAGGCGTACGCCACGTTCAACAACCTGCACCGGCACGAGCACCTGAACGCGGACCCGACACAGAAGGGCTACCTGGAGGACAACCGCCGGGTGAAGGCGATCCGCCTGGGTGGCCACCGGTCGGACGCCATGGTCATGCCGTGGGAGTCCCTGGCCCAGGCCCTTGGCGAGGGGCACGTGATCTCAAAGGCGAACGCAGGCGTCGCCTTCGACCACGTGAACGGCGTCGAGATCTCCCGCAAGTACGTCAAGCCCAGCACCGGCACCGGCCGGTCCATGGCGAACCGCCAGGGCCAGAAGAAGGTCCGCGTCTCGACCGAGCACTTCCCGGAGCACTTCTACACCCCGAACGGTTTCCGCTACCCGCAGCACCAGCCCGACGACTACGTCTTCGTCACGCAGAAACTCCACGGGACGAGCGTCCGCATGGGCCGTGTGCCCGTGGCGCGGGACCTGAAGTGGTACGAGCGTCTGGCGCAGCGGCTCGGCGTGAAGGTGCGGACCCACGAGTACGGCGTGGTCGTCGGCTCCCGCCGCGTCACCAAGTCGGTGGACGGCAAGGTCGAGGGCGAGAAGAACCACTGGTATGAGGGTGGGGACATCTGGACCACGGTCACCAAGCCGATGCACGACCTCATCCCGGAGAACTTCCTGGTGTTCGCTGAGATCATCGGGTGGACCCCGGACGGTGCACCCATCCAGCCCATGTACACGTACAACCTGCCCGAGGGCCAGGCCGCCGTGTACATTTACCGGGTGGCCACGGTCAACGGCCAGGGCGACGTCGTGGACCTGCCGTGGCGGGCCGTGCAGAAGTTCGCCGAGGCCCGGGGCTGGCTGACCGTGGCGGAACTGGACTCGGACATCTTCGAGGTGGTCGAGGACGTGCTGCCGCAGTACATGGACCTCAGGTTTTCCACCGAACTGACCGTCACCAGTGGCTCGCGCGTGGAGGAGGTCCGCTTCCCCGGCACGGTCCCGCTGTCCGATCCGAAGACGGTGGACGAGGGCGTCGTGGTCCGCAGCGACAACGGCTTCACGCCGACGGTGGCCAAGTACAAGAGCCCGATCTTCCTCGGGCACGAGAGCGCCATGATGGACCGGGCTGACGCCGTGGACACCGAGGAGGAGGGCTGATGGCGACCACCCGGAACGGCCGTCGGCACTACGGGTTGGCCGATGAGTTCTGGGTCGCCAAGGTAACCGACCTGGAGTATCCTGACCACGACCCCCAGTGGTATGGGCCCTACGCTACGCGCGGTATGGCCACCGGTGCAGTGTCCCACTTCGCCGCCCGCCCAGAGTTGTGGGGGGTCGAGTTCTACCGCACGTTCACCAGTTGGGACACCGTCAACCCGGAGGCGTAGTTTGTACCGAGCACACAAGGCCGTCACCCTGGCGGCCAAGACGGGGGAACCCCTGCCCCATGTAGATTTCCTTCAGGACATGTACGCCATGGGGAACGAGTTCCACAAGGGAACCGTCGTCATGATCGCCGGTATGCCAGCGGCCATGAAGTCCACGTTCGTGCTCAACCTCATGCACCGGATGGGCGTCGGCTGCCTGTACTTCTCGGCAGACTCCGACGCCGCCACCCAGTTGTCCCGGCTGGGTGGTTCCATCCTGCAAGAGGAGCACCGCAACATCCGTAAGAACCTCGACGGGCCCGGCCAGTCGTACTACTCCTCCGCTCTGGAGGACACCAAGGTGCAGTTCGTGTTCGACTCGCAGCCGGACGCGTACGACATCGAGGCTGAGATCGACGCCTGGGTGGAGTTGTACGACGAGTACCCGGAGGTCATCGTGATCGACAACCTCCGCAACATCTTCGTGGGCGACGCCTCGAACGAGCACGGCGGCTACAAGATGATCCAGCAGAAGTTGATCGACATCAGCCGTGACACGGGGGCGTGCGTCATCACGATGCACCACATGAAGGAGGGCGGTGGCCGCAAGGCCACGGACCCTGCCGCCCGGTCTGCGGTTGACGGCATGGTGAACCAGTTGCCGAACCAGATCATCTCTGTCGCCCGGGACGGCGACGAGTTCCGGATGTGTGTCGTGAAGGACCGCGAGGCCCCCGACCACCCGGAAGCGGAGGAGGAGCACTGGGTCCGCTTGCGTGTGGACGCACCGCGTGCTACCTTCTACCACAAGCAGAGCATGTCCGAGGCGGTCCGGGTCATCGAAGAGAACTGGACGCCGACCGGCATTCTGGAAAGGACACCATGACCAATCTCCGCACCGAGGTCCCCATCGACCCCACCATGGGACCGTACCTGTGGATCTCGTGGGACAAGTCCACCCGCCTCCCCGCCGATGTCATCCTCGGGGGCGGCCTGAAGGTCGAAGTGCACCTGCCCGATGTGATCGAGCGCCTTCGCCACCTGGCCGACGAACTGGCCGACGTGAATCGAGACCTCCAGAGTGGTAGCAAGTAAGAAGAAGGTCTGCCGCGACTGCTCGCCCGGGACCCCGCTGCGCAAGGCGGGGTACCCGGGCCCTCGGTGTCTAGAACACCATCGCGCGTTCGTCAAGGCCCAGCGTGACCGGGCCCACGACCGGCGCGTAGAGCAGGCGTACGGGCTGGCCCCTGGCGAGTACCAGGAACTGCTGGACTTCCAGGGCGGCGTGTGCGCCCTGTGCAAGCGGCCCTTCGCGACGAAGCGGGGGGCGGTGGACCACAACCACAAGACCGGCCGGGTGCGAGGCATCATCCACGGGTGGGAGAACACCCTGGTGGGCCGGATTCACGACTCGCTTGACTGGGCCAGGGCTCTCGTGGAATACTTGGAGCAGTCGCCAGCCGAACGGGCTGGCCTCGACCGCAAACCAGGAGACTGACATGAAGTACACAGTGCGCCGGGTGCGCAACAACAAGGCCCGGTTCCCGTGGCTGGTGCGCAACCCCGAGGGTGTCACCGTGCACCGCTCCAGCGACTGGACCCACGCCCAGAACATCGCCGTGATGTTCGCGAACCGGCACGCGTTCCACGAGTACCTCCAGCGGACGAACGACGAGTGGCTGGAGCCGACAGCATGAGGGGGCGGGCGTACTATGACCCGGAGTTCGGCGAGTCGTTCTTCATCCCGGAGGAGAAGGTCACCGTCCGCCTCTGGGTGCGGAGCCTGTTCTACACGACGCTCCTGCGTCTCGCCTACCGCGGGGTGCGGCGACGGTGACGGACCTCGACATACTCATCAAGCAGGCCGCTCAGCGCATCGAGTGGGCACCCGACTGGTACAGCCGGAAGGTGGCCCGCCAGGCGTGGATCGACCTCCTGACGGAGCGTGAGCAGAAGCGACGCGCGGAAGCCGAGAACGTGGAGCAAGAGTCCCCGGTAATCCAGGATCGGCTCGACCTTGGATTATAGGTGTGTACGATTTGTTTCACCCGCCCGGGGGTTGACACCCCCGGGCTTCGTCATGTAGATTGAGTTCCAGAAGCAACCACTGGGGTTGCCTCCCCGAAAGAAAGGCGAGACCATGGCGGTTCTGAACCTGGAGCAGCAGACTCCCCCCACCGACACCACAGTGCTCGGTCGCTACTACCTCCTGGCCCCCACGGAGGAACTGGAGAAGGCCGTGAAGTCCCTCCAGTTCGAACTGGAGATGCGAGCCAACCGTGACGCCATCGGCGCCAACCAGAAGGCCGTGAGCGCCGCCCGGCGACAGGAGATCGAGGAGGCGCTGGCCTCCGTCGAGAAGGGCGTGTTCGACGTCGAGGCGGAGGGTCTCTGATGCCCCGCAACCGTTCCGTGTACCTGGCCACGTGGAAGAACATCGAGGACGTGTACGAGATCTGGACCGACATGGGCGAGATCGACAACACCGACGTCACCGACTACGACGCCCTCCAGGTGCTGAAGGAACTGGACGAGCGTCGTGGGCGCAAGCGGGGACTCCAGCGTGGCGTGAAGTACGGCGACCCGTACGAGACCCAGATCTCCCGTGACGAGCGGGCGTCCATCGTGGAGTGGCTGAGCAACCGCTGGAAGTACTCGCCCGTGGTGGACGAGGTCGCCCTGGCCCGGTTCGCCCACAGCCGCTCGAAGGCCCACTACGACGCCCTGACGCGTCGTGAGCAGCGGCTCGCAGAGCAGCGACTCCCCCCGCAGGACGTCACGAACGTCACCCCCGAGGGGTGGACCGGTGAGGAGTGGTCGCTCCTGCGTGGTCGGGCCAACCGCAAGCGGGAGTACCGCAACGAGAAGGCGGCGGCGTGACGCGCGAGCCGGTCCCCCAACTAGACCTGGCCAAGGTGCTCACCTACTACGGGGTGGCGTTTCGGCAAACCAGCGGGTGGCATAATGTGTGTTGTCCCGTCCACGACGAGCGGAACCCAGACTGCGGGGTAAACCTCGATGCCGGGAAGATCTACTGTCACGCGTGTGGGTTTCGGGGGGATGGGCTAGACCTCATCCAGGAGAAGGAAGGCATCGGACTTGTTGAAGCCGTTGAGTTCGCACACCAAGAAGGCTTTGCTCTCGGCCTCGCAGACGTTCGCTCAGGCCCTCCCCGGAAGTCCCGGGGAAGCCTACCTTCGAGATCGGGGGATCATGGGCCGGACGGCCGAGCGGCTGATGCTCGGCTACGTAGACCCAGATAACCCGCCGGAGGGCTGGCAGCGTTACGCTGGCCGCATTGCCATCCCGTACCTGAACATGAAGGGTGACCCGGTGTGGATCAAGTTCCGCGCCACGCCGGGCATCACCCCTGAGGGTGCGGACAAGTACGCCCAGGAGCCTGGCGGGGGGACACCGCTGTACAACACCCTCGCCCTGTCGGCCCAGGGCGATACCCTGGTCATCGTGGAGGGTGAGTTCGACACCATCACCATGACCGCTCTGGGGATTCCTGCGGTGGGGATTCCCGGGGCGAACAACTGGAAGTCCCACTTCCCGAGATGTCTCCAGGGCTGGTCGCGGCTCGTCATGTTCTACGACGACGACAAGCCCGGCAGGGACCTGGTGAAACTCGTGAAGAAGCAGATCCCCGACGTCATTCCGTTGGCCCCACCAGGGGGCCATCATGACGTGGGTGAAGCGTATGAGGCTGGTTTGGGTGAGGCCATTGTCAGGGCCGCCCGTGGAGAAGAAAGCGAGCAGGACCATGACGACAACAGAGCAGCACAAGCCCCGGCACCTGAGGTTGGTGCCGCCGGTTTCAACGGCATCGCCCACCCCGAGAGCGACCCCCCGTTCTGAGGAGGTCCGGGAGGGCCTCCGGGACGCCCGCTTCTCCCTTGGGCGCGCGTACGAGGACTTCATCCGGATGAACCAGGGGTTCACTCAGGAGGGTGACGCGGCCTGGTTCTTCGAGGAGGCCGTCCGCGAGATGGCCCAGGAGATCGGCGGACCGGCATGAGCGCCCGCATCCTCGTCTTGGATATTGAGACGTCGCCCGCCCTCTACTGGGGGTATGGCCTGTTCAACCAGAACCACGGCATCAAGCAGATCGAACGCGAGCCCGAGATCATCGGCTGGGCGACCCGCTGGGAGGACGAGCCCGCCTCGACCTGTACCTGGTACGACGGCCCGGCCATGGAGGGCTACGCGGCCGACCTCCCGCTCCTCTGGGAGCAGTTGGACCAGGCGACGCACGTCATGCACTTCAACGGCAAGTCGTTCGACATCCCGTGGGTGAACCACTCGTTCATCAAGCACAAGATCAACAAGGGCCGACCCCCGTCGCCCTACAAGCAGGTTGACCTGATGAAGCAGATCCGGGGCACGACCCGCAACATCAGCAACAAGTTGGACTGGCTATCCCGGGACCTGTTCGAACTGGAAGGCAAGATCGGGGTCAACGCCCTCGATCAGTGGATCAAGATGTACCGCGCCTTCCAGGCGGGGGACATGAAGGCGTACGAGAAGGCTCGCGCCGAGATGGCCCGGTACTGCAAGCAGGATGTCAACCTCCTGCCCAAGATGAAGAGGAAGTACCTGCCGTGGATGAGCGGTCTGGGCATCAACCAGTACAACGGCCTGCTCGACTCGTGCCCCAACTGCGGCGGCGCGAACGCCCAGCGGCGGGGGATCTACTCCTCCGGCGCTGGAAACTACCAGCGGTACCGGTGCTCGTGCGGCACGTGGTACCGGGGCAACCGGTCCATCGAGATGTCCACCACGAGGAACGCCAAGTGATATGGGGGTGCGCACGATGACGAGGCAAGACGTGAGCGTCCTCTACGAGGTCGCAGGAAGGGCCGCAGCAGCCCACGTGAAGGCCCGTGGGCTTCCGGCCCACATGCGAGACGATCTGACGCAGGAGGGCGTCCTGTGGCTCCTGGAGCACCCGCAGCGACTATCCCGCGTGGAGGGTGAGGACGTCCGCAACACGAGCCAGGTGGTGGCGGAGATCCGGCGCCACTTCGTGACCACGGGCGTGGACCGCCCACCGGGGGCGGTCGAGGACCCGGCCGACGGCAGGGAGTACACACCCGACATGGTGGCCCTCATCTTCCCGGCGGTGTACGACCCGGAGTACACCCCGTTCCGCGAGCAGGACGAGGCCGCTGAGCGGTTCTCTGAGCGCGACCCGTCAGAGGCCAACACGTGGCTCGCCATGGTGGCGGACGTGAGCGCCGCCCTGGATGCCTACGGCCGCAAGTCTGACAACGTCCGGTACGTGTTCCGCCACGAGATCCTGGGCGAGACGTTCGAGGACATCGGCGTTGCCGAGGGGGTGTCTCGCGAGACGGCCCGGCGCCGACACGCGGACGTCCTGGCGTGGATGTCCGACTGGCTGAGCGGAACCCTCGGCGAATAGTAAACCCTGAGTAAGCCCGTCCTTTGGGGCGGGCTTCTCTTTACCCCAACGCTAGGAGTTTTGTACCAATGACCCAAGTTCGAGTGTATGGCCGACCCGACCGCGTGTGCACCAAGTGCATGGCGACCAAGCGGTGGCTGAGGCGCCACGGCGTCGAGTTCCAGTTCATCAACGTGGACGAGGACCCGGAAGGGTTCGCGTTCGTTCATGACCTCGGCGCCCTGGAGGTCCCCGTCGTGGTGGTGAACCCCAACGACAAGCACGGCGACATCGAGTGGTGGAGCGGCCACAGAATCCCCCGACTGGAGGCTCTTGCCAAGCGGCTGGAGCAGGAGTAGGGTGGACGCAGGAAAGGGACCCCGGCTAGCCGCCTTGCCGCAGGGCGCGGCTCCCCGGCAGGACCACACAGAGACCCCCGGTTGACGCCGGGGGTCTTCTCGTCTATCATGGACGGCATGGACGACGCGACGTGGAACAGAATCCAGGAGAAGCGGGCACGCAACGCCTACTTCCGTGGGCTCGACGAGGCCGCGCGCAAAGCCCAGGCGCCAGCCAAGCCCAAGGCACCCCGCGCACGGGCCCCACGGCCCTCCCGGGCCACTGGCGTGGGACGTGGTGGTCGCGAGCAGATCTACACCCACTGCAAGGGGTGCGGTCGCCCGCTACGGCCCCGGCAGAAGACAGCCACCGACATGCCCGGGACCCGGATGCACTACCGGGGCGGGTACTGCAAGCCCTGCACCAACCCCCGCAAGGGGATGCTCGGCCGCCCTCAGAAGCGGTCGAGGGTGTGCCGGGTGTGCCAGCGTGGGATGCGCATGTCGTCCCGTGAGAGCCTGGCAGACCGGCCCGGCACCGTGCCCTACGGTCGAGATGACATGTGCCGCACGTGCGCAAAGAAGGAGGCGATAAACAAGTCACACCAGTAATGACCACCGGCCCAACTCCCACCAGGAGGTAAGCAACATGCTTCGCAAGATCAGCACTACCATCATTGCCGTGCTCGTCGCGGCTACCACGGCCCTCGTGGCCGCACCTGCCGCCCATGCGGCACCCGACACCATCATCCAGAACGCCACGCCGTTCACGCGTGGTGACCAGAACGTGTTCCGCGTCAAGATCCACACCGAGTGGGGTAAGAGCGCCAGGATCTACTTGGGCGCCCGCAGCCACCAGTGGAAGCCCACCAGGTACGGCTGGGTGGAGTTCCGCGTCGGTAGGCACACGCTGCGGGACAACACACCCACCACGGTCACCGTGAAGGTGTACCGCAACTCTCGGGTTCTCTACACCCTCAGGTACCGCATCGCGGACAAGCACGAGACGCGTGGTGAGGCCATCCTCCGTGAGGCGCGGCAGGAGAAGGGCGACCGGTACCGCTACGGTGGTACTGGGCCCAACGCGTGGGACTGCTCGGGCCTGGTGGCGCACGCGGTGCGTGCTGCCACGGGTAAGCGACTCCCCCACTCCAGCACCGGCATCCGCAACGCGGGCCAGCGAGTGAAGTCCCCCCGCCCGGGTGATGTCGTATGGACGCCAGGCCACGTGTCGGTGTATGCTGGGCACGGTAGGGTGGTTGAAGCCGCCCGACCTGGCACCCGGGTCCGTGAGGTCCCCCGGTGGCAGCACAACCCCGTCTATATCCGCTTCTAGGCCCAGGAGGGCACCATGACCGTGATGCTGGAGACTCCGTGCGAGGAGTGCGGGCTTGCCCCGGTGCTCTTTCTGACCACGCATGCACGAACGTTCGGCCACATCTACAGCATGGCCGGGTTCAAGCACTACGCCCAGACCGGCGTGTGCGAGTGGTGCGCGGAGATCCTCGCCGACTTCGCGGTCATGGGAAAGGGCGTGCAGGGGTTGCGCCCCGGCGAGAAGTAGGCTACGCTCTACACATCGGGCCACACCAGGTGGCCCCTGAGCAGGGAGAACAACCATGCAGCGCAAGGCACTCACCCCCGGCAAGCACTACCTCTACAGCGACAACAGGGACTGGAAGTCCGGGTTCCGCGTCAGCGAGGTCGAGGTGCTGGACACCACCGACTGGTCCGTCTCCTCCATGTGGAGCGCCCGTCGGGAGCCCTGGGAGTTCACCACCACCACGGGCGAGACGGTGACCGTCCGCGGTTCGTACCTCAACCAGAAGCCCTACGCCAGCGAGTCGCACGTGCTCGTGCGGTTCGTCAAGGACGGTCGCATCGGTCTCGTCGCACCCCGCGAACTGCGCGGCGAGTGGGGCGACGCGTCAGCCGAGTGGGCCGCCACCCAGGCGGCCCAGGCCAGGGAGGCCAAGGCCGAGCGTGAGCGCCGCGCCATGCTGCGCGACCGGGCCGCCGACGCGTCCGACGCCTTCAAGGAACTGTTCGGGTTCGAGGTGTACGTCTCCAGCGAGGGCCGTGCTCACCTGCGGATCAACGAACTGGAGCGGATGCTCGCCGTGGCCCGGCTGAACGCCGCCCCCAAGTCCTGACGCATTGCTTCCATCGCGATACCGTGGTATCGTGGTGGGAGTTGTCCAGCAGGGCAGACCGAAACCGACAGAAGGGCAAGACCATGCAGAACCAGTTCCCCCGCAGCACGCGGGCGTACGAGGTGCAGTTCACCCCTAACAGCGTGGCCCGTCTCCGTGGGCTCACCCAGGAGGTGGTGAAGGTCACCGAGGTTGCCGTCGGCACCAAGGACGCGATCAACAAGGCCAGCCAGAAGTTCGACCTGGACTTCCGCATGGTCACCCACCCGGGCGCGGACGGGCTCGCCACCGCGTACGCCGACGATGGTGTCATCGTGGGCCAGTTCCAGGCAAAGCGGAGCCGGAAGGGTGCGAACTGACATGACCGAGTTCAAGAAGGGCCAGAAGGTCCGCGTCACGACCAGCAGCGTTCGATACGACGAGCGCGACCCGGCCGCGTTCTTCGAGGGGGACATCCTTACCCTCCTGCGCGACGAGCCCGACGAGGAGAACGAGTTCTACGCCCGGCGCGACACGGACGGCCAGTCGGGCTACGTGGTCGCCACGGCCATCGAACCGGCACCCCTGGACAAGTCCGGGGTGAAGCCGGGTGACACCGTGGTGGTGCGTGGCGAGGTGTTCGTCACCAGCCTCAACGAGTCCGTGGTGAAGGTCCACGCGGACACCACCGACCTGCTGGAGCACGAGCCCGCCGTGGTGACGCCCAAGCCTGGGTACGGCACCGCGGTGGTGGGGGGGGCGCCGCCGGGTCGGTCACCTCAGCCTGGACCAGCGGTTCCACTACCTGGCGGGCGGCGGGATCGCGGTCCAGGTGGCCGCGTGGTCGGACTTCCGGCCCGCGCCGAAGTGATCGGCCAACCCTCACGACAGTAATCTGCCAACCTACGACGTGCAGGTGACGCGCGCGGAGTACCTGACAGCCTGGTACAAAGGTTGGTACAAGTAGCAGTGGTGACACTGCTACAGAGCACCCACCACGGTGGGTGTGCACAAATTGGACGGGCGGTTGGGGTTGACACCCCGGCCGCCCGTCTGTATGTTGGGTGTCAGAAGGGCCGGACGGACCGGCCCGAGAGAGGGAACCATGGACTTCAACATCGACAACATCATGCGTTTCGAGGGCGGCGAGATGACCGAGGAGGAGATGGTCGAGTTCTTCCAGGCCGGTATCGACTCGGGCGCCGTCTGGAACCTTCAGGGTTACTACGGACGCACCGCCCTTGCCCTGATCGACGATGGGGCATGCACACCGGCTACGTACGGCATCCCGTCCGTGCCCGGCCGCCGCTGAGCCACAACCGACCAACCCCCGGCGAAAGTCGGGGGTTGCGTCATGTCCAGGGACCGTGGTACGTTCTGACAGTAGGCACCGAAGGTCGGTGCCGGAGAGGCGACCATGAGGGACCACACCAGCAACATCCGTGACGTGCTCGCCCAGGCCACACCCACGGAGATTGCGGCGGGCCAGCGCTGGTACGACGAGGCCATGGAACTGGCAGAGACCCTGTCCGGTAGGGGCAACCCCGAGATGGGGGCCGGTGTCATCGCCGCACTGTCCCCCCTCACCCCGTGGGGCCGCAACAAGGAAATGGCGATCCGCGCGTTCGCCGACGGTCACGCGTCCGGCACCCTGGGCAACAGCATCAAGGCCGCCGACCGGATCCTCGGCGGTGAGGACCCGCTCGACGTTCTCAAGAGCGACAAGGTGCGCAACTTCTACCTCAGCATCATTGGCGACACCGACGCCGTCTGCATCGACCGTCACGCGCTGGAGGTGTACCAGGGCAAGCGGTACCGCGACAGTGAGCGGCCCGCCATCGGCAAGCGGCTCTACCGTGAGGCGGCCACCGCCTACCGCGACACGGCGCGGAGCCTGCCCTACACCGCCACCCAATTGCAGGCCATCACGTGGCTGGTGTGGCGCCGCATCCACCTGACCGGTACCCGTTACGAGATTCTTCTCTGACAGGGGTTGCACACCCCGAAAGGGGTGTGCTACGGTACTCGTACCAGCCCAGCAAGGGCACCGACGAAAGGGTAGGGACCATGTACATTCAGGCCAACATCGGACGCAACTCGAAGAACGTCCCCATGAGCGACAGCGCGTGGCAGAAGTTCCAGACGGACACGCGGAGGGCGATCATGGCCGCGATCTACGGACCCAACCCCGCCCTCCCGATCCTCCACCTCCAGTCACAGTTCCAGTTCCACACGGGCATCGGTGAGTGGGACGGCGTCACCGAAGAGTCCGCACACATCAGCGTCTACTTCGACACCAAGCCCGGCCAGGTCAACGCTGCCAAAGTGACCGAGCACATGCGGGACCGTCTCGCCGACCTGGCCCGCGCGTACGGGCAGGATGCCATCGCGTTCATGGTCACCGACTCCACCCTCGCGCTCGCAACCGACGACTGAGAGAGAGTCGAAACGGCCTACGGGCCGTCGTCCGGGATGGCTACCGGGCCTGATGAGACAGCCAAACAGACAGAAGGGCAAGGATCATGCTCCGCACCGAACTCGACAAGGCACGCGAGACCATCATCGCCGCGATGGACGCCGCACGCAAGATCCCCCCAGCCGTGGGCACCGTCGCCGTCAGCGGATGGACCATCACCCACGCGCTCGCGGACGGCACCACAGCGACGTACGCATACAAGCACGCCGTCGGAGACGAACTCTACCTCACCACCACCATCGTGCAGGACGGCGTGCGACGGGTCACCAGCACATCGCTCCACAACGCCAAGGCCGTGCAGAACCACCTCCGGGCCGTGCTCGTAGACCTGTACAGGTAGTAGGCTACAGGACTTTCTTCTCTCTACCCCCTTGCGGCTCACACCGTGAGGGGGTAGACTCATGTCAACAGCCCAGCAACCCCAGGAGTTCGATCCCGATGAACACCACCACCCGCCCCACGAGCATCATCAGCGTCCGCACCCTCAGCGCCATGTACCGGCTCACCCACACACAGTTGGCCGGACTGCTCACCCCCGTCCACCACGGCGCAACCTACGTGGACGCCGACTACGCACACCGCGAACTCGCCTCACGCGGCTACACCCCGGAAGCGTGAGCGCCATGATCGAGACCACCATCACCCTCCTCATCCTCACCACAGCACTCACCTGGTGGGTCGCCACAGACATCACCACCGTGCTCCACCAAGCCAGCACCTACCGCAAGCACAGCCAGGAACGGGCCAGGATGGCCCGCCAGCAGGCCAACAGCACAACCCCCTACTAGACCACCACCACGCACAGCCCGGGCCCCACAGCCCGGGCTTACGTGTGCCCATGGTGCGCCCCCCAATGGTGACACGATAGTCAACTCTCGTAACCTCACCCTTGGTTGTGGTTCGCCTCCATCTACCCATAACATGGTGTCATTCACGTGTATTGTTGTGTATTATGTATTGTATTACACACACACACCACACACCCACCCAACGCCATTCTTCCACGCACACACGCACCATTCCCCACACACAACAACACAGCATTGTCTGTGCATTCCATTGTGCGCATCCCTTTCGACCCGGGGGATGCTAAGGGAGTGGACTTCAACCCCAGAACAAAGGTCTGAGTTCCCCAGGGTGTACCCCTTTTTTTGTGTGGGGGCCCTGTTGTTTAGGGGGTATACTGATACGCTGGTACTCCTCTATGCCTGGTCCGTATGGTGAGATGGGGTGTGTGAGGTGCGTCACGTAAGGCTACCCTAAGAACCGCAGGATCGTGCGGCTTGTGAAAGCCTTCACCACTTTCGAGAGCAGTGCTCTTGTGCGAGAGCACCCGTTGCACGTGGTAGTTACTTAGTGTAACGTCAAGTTACACCGGGTAGTGACCCCAAGGGAACGAACCGGTGGAACGGTGGTTGCCTTTCGTAACTCGGCCAGACCTATGTCTGGCGGCAGACTACCTTTCCCGGCCGCTCATTCTTCGCGGCAAAAACCCCTTATACTTCATGCCCCTGGGTGGGCAGGGGCATGAAGGTCCCGTACATTTCCGTGAGGGAAATGTCAATTAGGGGACAGGCACAATGGGGTGCCTGTCCTACAACGGGACCACACCCTCCCGGCCTCTTTTGATCCGGCCGGTCGAGACCAACCCGATCCTCCCGGGGCTCCTTTAATCCGCCCCGTACGGATCCACCCAACCATCCCCCTGACCCTCTCCCCCCAAGCGGACTCGCGCAGGGGCCGCGCAGGAGCCGCCCCTCGTGTTACGCTCGCCTCCTCAACTTAGGAGAGATCATGGGCTTCATCATCCTCGCGGCGGGCTTCTACTTCTGGCTGCTGCTGGTTGCGAACACGACCGGCGCTTGGCGCGCCTTCTGGGCGACCCTGCCGCTGTGGGGGCCGTTCGCTTTCTACGTCACCTACATCCTGCTGGAGCGGTTCATCCCGGCGGAGGGCCTGCCCGTCGGGCCGGTGGTGGCGACGGGCGCACTCCTGGCCATCGTGATCCCGTTCGCTTGCTTCGTGGTGCGCCACATCTTCCGAGTGCTGTCGGGGGAGACTCGCGCCCACGGCTGATTCTCTTGGAGGTACCGCATGGTTACTCGCGTCGTGTCCCGACCCGGGACGGATGAAGCGAAGGACCATGTGGTCGCTGGCATCGCGAAGGGCAAGACGCTCTCGGTGCTGGCTGGTGAGGTTGGCCGGTCGGTCAAGACTCTGGAGAACTGGCGGGCGAAGGACCCGGTGTTCGCGCGGCGGGCTGATGAGGCCCGCGCGATCAAGGACGCCCAGCGCAACGAAGAGGTTGCGGAGGCTGTGGCCCGCAAGGAAGCGGAGAAGGTCGAGTGGGGCCAGGGGCCTCGGGACATCTCGTTCGAGGACTTCCGTCGCGAGTACCTGGGTCGTGAGACGTACGACCACCAGCGTGCGTGGATGTGCGCCCTGGAGGGTCGCGAACTCGACGAGGGTCTGCCGGGCACCCTGACTTTGAACAACCCGAAGCGGCTCGTTATCAACGTGCCTCCGGGGCATTCGAAGTCCACGGTCATCACGGTCGAGTGGATCGTGTACAAGATCTGCATGAACCCGAACACGCACGGTGTCATCATCGGCAAGACCGAGGCGAAGGCCCGCAAGTTCCTCCACGCGGTGAAGCAGCGCCTGACGGACCGCCGTTGGGCGAAGTTGCAGCAGGCGTACGCCCCTCCGGGTGGTTTCAAGCAGGCGGGCAACGTGTGGACCGCGAGCATGATCTACGTGGGCCAGCCGGTGGCGTCTGAGGAGAAGGACCCGACGTTGCAGGCGCTGGGCCTGAAGGGTGACCTTCAGGGCGCCCGCCTTCAGTTCATGGTGTTGGACGACTGTGTGGATATGCAGAACGCCCACCTGTGGGAGGATCAGAAGGAGTGGCTGGACGACATCGCCCAGTCCCGTCTGTACGGTGGCCAACTGGTTGCCGTGGGCACGCGTGCCGGTAACTACGACTTGTACGCCGCCCTGATGGACGGCGACAACTTCATCTCGGGCAAGACTTCCTGGTCGCAGTTGAAGCAGCCTGCGGTGATCTCCTACGCGGACAACATCGACGACTGGGAGACCTTGTGGCCCAAGTCGAAGCAGCCGTTCGACCCCGACGATGACACGTCGGTGCCGGACGAGGATGGCTGGTACCCGACGTGGGACGGCGCGAAGTTGTCGGAGAAGCGCAACTCCATCGACCCGGCGAAGTGGTCCCTGCTGTACCAGCAGGAGGAGACGAACTCCACCAACACGTTCAAGCGTGAGGCCGTGTGGGGCAGCGTGAACCGGATGCGTAAGCCGGGCCCGCTGTCGGCGGGAGCCCCCGGGCACCCGCGTACGGGCCGCGAGGGAATGTACATCGTGGGCTCGATGGACCCGAACTTCGGTCAGGGTATCGGCTTCGTCGTGGTGTACGCGGTGGACCGCACGACGCAGCGCCGCTGGGTGCTGAACGCGTTCATCCAGTCTCGCCCGTCGGCGGAGTGGACGATCCAGACCATCAAGTCTGTGACGGCCGAGTACGGCGTCAACGGCTGGGTCATCGAGAACAACGGCTTCCAGGGCTTCCTGGTGAACCTGCCGGAGATCAAGAACTTCCTGGCGTCGCGTGGCGTGAAGATGCAGGGCCACTGGTCCGGCAACAACAAGTTGGACCCGGACTACGGGGTGTCGTCGCTGAGCGGGTTGTTCGGCACGGTGCGCCCCGGGTTGGGCGCTAATGAGAAGGCGACCCACAACGGCGACAACCTCATCCAACTCCCGGACCCGAGCAAGTCCGAGGGTGTGAAGGTGATGATTGAGCAGTTGCTGATCTGGGAGCCGGGCAAGTCCGGCAAGGAACTTCCGCAGGACGGCCCGATGGCGCTGTGGTTCGCGGAGATCCGGGCACGGGAGATCCTGGGGTTCCAGACGAGTGGGGCGATGGCGACGCATCAGCGGCCGTCGAAGTTCGCGACGAAGAATCGCTTGCGAGGCAGGGCCAGTGTTCCGGCCCACGTTTACGAGGCTGGTGGGTTGAGTGGCTAGTAACCTGACGTTCGACTCGGGCTTGAAGGCCCGTGTCGATATGCTGCGGGAGAAGTACGGCTACCGCGACGCCGAGGTCACGCTGGTCACCAACGTCCGTCGAGGCGACTGGAACCTGCTCGACCCGGATGCGTTCTCGGATGCGTACCCTCGCCCGATTGTGGCGAACATGATCGACGTGCAGGCGCGGCATGCGGCTGCGGCCCTGAGCCCGCTGCCGTCGATGCGCTGCCGGGCCACGTCCCAGGGGGCGTCGCAGGCGGCGAAGAACCGCGCGGACACCCGCACCCGGATCGTGAACCACTACTTCGAGCGGTCCCGCGTGGCCGCCCAGATGCAGAACGGCGCTGACGGTTTCGCGGCCCTCGGTCTGATCGTGGGCCAGGTGGTCCCGAACTTCGAGGACAAGATGCCGGACATCCTGATCCGCGACTCCCGGAACTTCTACCCCGTGTGGGACGCGAAGGGCCGGACCGTGGAGGCGGCTCACGTCTTCAACATGCGGGTCGTGGACCTGGTGGCCCAGTACCCGGAGGCGGCGACGCTGCTGGCCCGCACGGACACGAACGGCCGCAAGCCGTCGAGGAACGAGACCTTGGAGGTCACGCACCACGACGACGGCGACTACATCACCCTCTTCGTGGGTGAGCGTGACGGGCTCGTGCTCCAGCGGATGAAGAACCCGGTGGGGCGGTGCCTCTTCGTGTGCACGCCTCGCGCGACGGGCGAGGACGGCTACGTCCGGGGCATGTTCGGTGACATGCCGTGGGCCCAGTTGGCTCGCAACGAGATGCAGATGCTGACGCTGGAGGCGACCGCGAAGGCGGTCCAGGCCCCGGTGGCGGTGCCCCCAGACGTGACGGACATGCCCACGGGCCCGGATGCTATCATCCGGACGAACGCCCCCCGGGATGTCCACCGTGTCGGGCTGGAGATCCCCCGCGAGGCCTTCATGGCCATCGATCACTTCACCTCGGAACTTCGGCAGGGCACGATCACGCCGGAGGCCATGGGTGGCAGCATCGACGCGTCGGTCGTGACCGGTCGCGGCGTGCAGGAGTTGATGGCTGGGTACAGCCAGCAGGTCGCCATGATGCAGCAGACGCTGGTCGGCTTCTTCGAGGAGTTGGCCTGCCTGTGCTTCAAGGCGGATCAGGCGCTGTGGCCGAACGACGAGAAGACCGCCGAGGGCGTCAAGGACGGCAACGAGTATAGCATTCGCTACACTCCGGCGAAGGACATCAACGGCAACTACACCGTGGACGTCACTTACGGCACGAGCACGGGGCTGGACCCGAACCGCCACCTGGTGTGGCTGTTGCAGTTGGTCAGCGCCGGTCTGTACTCGCGGGACACTGCCCTGCGTGAGTTGCCGTACGCAATCAACCCTCAGGACGAGTCCGCGAAGATCATGGTGGAGCAGGGTCGCGATGCGGTCATGGCTGCCGTGTCGGGGCTCGCGCAGGGCATTGGGGCGATGGCCCAGAACGGCATGGACCCTGCTCCTATCGTCGCTCAGATCGCTGAGTTCGTGGACGAGTTGGAGAAGGGCAAGCCGATCGAGGAGATCGCCAAGAAGGTGTTCGCACCGCCCGAGCCGGAGCCAGCAAGCGAGGGGGCCGTTAGCCCCGAAGATCCTATGGCTGCGCTTCTCGGTGGGGCTGGTGGGGCACCTGGTGGCGAGGAGATGATGGTCCCCGGGCAGGCGCGCGAGGGCCGTCCGGATCTCGCCTCCATGTTCGCTGGCCTCACGGCTGGCGGCGACCCGAACTTGTCTGGCAGCGTTCAGCGCCAGGCTGTTGCTTTCTAAGGAGTGGCCATGGATGAGAACGAGACGTACACGATCAAGCCGGTTCGGCTGAACTGGGCTGACGTGTTCATGTCCGTGGCGACGTTCGCGAAGGGTGTTGCCGAGGCGGCCCACGATGCGTGGGAGGTCCTGGAGATCTCGTTCGCTGGCCACTCGAACTACATCGCGGAGAAGCAGGAGTTCCAGCGTGACGCTGGCAGGGCCATCGAGGCCCTGACGAAGGAGAGTGGTGACTGATGGGTGAGGTCCACGTGGTCCCCCATGAGGACCTCGTCTTGCACGAGGTCGCCGGGGATGAGTGCCCCTGCGGCCCCGACCCGCTGTACGACGGCGGGGGCGTCATCTACAAGCACCACTCCTTGGATAACCGTGAAGCAGGTGAGGTCTGATGCCCGCAGGTGGGTACCAGGCGCCCTCGTCCCCCGCGAGGGTTTCCGGTCCGGGCAAGTTCGCCAAGCGGACCGACAACCCGCAGGTCGAGGCCCTGGCAACAGAGTACGGTGAGGGTACTGCGATGGCGGACCTGAGGGCTGGCGCCCCGGTCCAGCAGCCACGCAAGGCTACCATCCAGCCCGACCGGGGGGGCGCTAGTGCCGCCCCCTCACCCCTGGCTGGGTTCGGCGACCCGTCCATGATGACCGATGTCCCGGTGACCGACGGTGCCGCGAGCGGCCCTGGTGCGGGACTGGAGGCCCTGGGGCTTCCGCAGTCCAGCCAGGAGGAGGCCGCCGCTGATGTGGCGTCCCTCCACCCGGGCTACATCGAGGCACTGGTCAAGGCGTCCATGCGTGAGAACGCGACGCCTTCGTTCAAGCGTTACGTCAGGGGTCTCCTGGCGAACCGTTAGGAGATCTAAATGTCCTTCTGGGACCGCATCGGCGACGCCTTCGACACCGCGAAGGACTACCTCACCAAGGGTGAGGCCACCCCCCTGGGTGCGATCAAGAACATCGCGGAGACGGTGACCGGCGCTCGCGCCGTCAAGGACGTGGCCCGCACCGTCTTCAAGGCCCCCGTGCCGGAGACGGGTGCGTTCGGCATGGCTGGCGACAGTGCTGTCGGCCAGGCCGTGCAGTCGAAGGGCACACAGATCCTGACGTGGGCTGACCGCAACGTGTGGACCCCCCCGACGGACTACATCGAGGCCTCGGGCCGGTACTACCAGGATGTTGCTACCGACCCTGAGAATCGGGACTTCGGGCAGTACACTATGGCCACGTTCGGCCTGGGTGCGTTCGACCCCCGGTTCCGCGAGGACTACTGGCCTGCTGTCCGTGCGAACGACTCCTCTATCATGCAGTCTCTGTGGGAGATGGAGCGCGCCGCGCAGGGCGACGAGCAGGCGGGGTTCAAGGACCCGGCGACTGGCAAGTGGGTTCTGCCGCTGATCGACGACCCGGAGCGTCGGGCCGATCGTGAGGAGTACTTCGACCACGGCGCCCAGAAGTGGGTGACCGGCGTCGGTGACGCCGCGTTCTCCGTGGTCACGGACCCCCTGAACGTGGTCACGGGTGGTATCGGGTATGGCGTCAAGCAGGCCACGCGCCTGAGCGGCGAGTCGATCTCTGCCGCTGCGGCCACGAGCCGTGGCGCCACCGAGGCTACCACGACGATCTCCCGGGGTGCGGCCGGTACGGCCGACGTCACCCGCGGCACGATCCTGGCTGGCGACACGGCGATTGCCGACGACGCCCAGCGTGCGTTCCTCCGCTCGAAGTTGGGCGATGACGGCGTGCAGTCCCTGTATGAGGACACGCTGTCCGCGCTGGACACGGCGGGCGACAAGACTAGCGCCTTGACCTCCGTCCTGGAAGCCCGTGGCCTTGACGTCACGAAGGTGCTGGACGACGCCCGCTTCGCGAAGGGTGACGGCCGCTTGACGGCCGAGAACGTCCTGACCTCCGCCGGGGATGACCTGATGGAGCGCGAGGGTGTCGAGGCCCTGTTCGAGAAGGGCGACGACGTTTCGTCCCCGTTCTTCCGTCGGGACTCCGGGGCCATCATCGACCCTGTGTCGGACCGGTTGGGCTGGAACGCCAGCAAGTACCGCTCGAACGTCGAGAAGTTGACGGACTACGCCTGGGAGGCCAAGGGCAAGCCGGGCACTGTGGACCAGATCTCCCGCGACTTCGTTCTGGGCCAGTCTTCGGACACGGGCGCCGTCGCTGACGCGATGGGCTGGGTGGCCGCTACCGTCTCTGACGAGAAGGTGGCCAAGGGCCTGATGGACGACTTGCAGTACGCTGCCGCCGGTGACGGTGGGGCGCTGCGTCGCATCGAGGCGTTCAACACCCGGATCGCCCTGGACATCGAGGGCATGTCTTCGCTGGACCGGACGGCCGCGCTGGACGCGATTGCTTCCAGCCCGCTGAAGACTCCGGCTGACAAGTTGGCTGCCGCGAACACGGACGACCTGTTCCTGCGGATGCGGGCTGAGGTCGAGCCGGAACTGACGGAGATGCTGTCGAAGTTCTCCCGGTTCCAGGGCTCGGTGGCTCGTGTGCAGAACGCTGGCACCCTGGGTGGGGTTGCCCCTGGCGGCCTGAAGGGCGCGGGTGACATCACTCGCATCCCGCTGCTGGGCACCTGGCAGCCGTTCAAGTCCCTCCCCCCGGTGCGCGTGCTTGGCGGCACGCACATCCCCGGGCGGATCAAGTTGGACGAGGACGAGGCTGTCAACCTGTACAACGGGTGGCTGGACAAGCAGACCCGCAAGTTGGGGCTTGCGTCGTCTGACACGGACAACGCCCTGACGGCGTCCTTCAAGGACGACTTCGTGGCCGCGCCTGACGCGGACATCAACCCGGGCCTGTCCCGTGGCGGCCGGGCGACGGCCGTCCACCGCGCGAACCAGGCGTTCAAGAACCGGCTCATCAAGGTGCACGCCGCCAAGTACGGCGTGGACGAGGACGAGATCCGGCTGTGGATCGACCAGGCTCTGGACACCCGCAACGCGGACGTGAACGCCATCGTGCAGGGGGCCCGCCAGGCGGCGGACTCCGGCAGCGCGGTCATCACGCGCCTCGCGGACGGCACCCCGGTGACGACGTCGAACGACCTGACCAAGGCTATCGGCACCAGCCAGTTCCAGCAGGAAGTGGACCTGGTGGACTGGGCCCAGATGGACTCGTGGCTGAGCAAGCGCTTCAAGCCCGGCTTCACCGAGCGGGTCGAGAAGGGTATTGCCGAGGAGGCTGGCGAGGGCACCGGCGGCAAGGCCCGCCGGGTCACGAACGAACTGGTCGAAGAGGCGAACGACTTCTGGAAGGTCGCTTCGCTGTTCCGTGCGGCGTACCCGGTCCGCGTCCAGATGGACACGCAGGCTCGCAACATGGCCACCATGGGCGCCTTGAACTACATGAAGTTCCTGTTCAAGGGTGTCGGCAACTTCGGGACCAACCTGAAGCGGGTAGACCGCCAGTTGGTGGACCTGGTCGAGCGGAAGCGTGCAGCCTTCGACGAGATGGCTTACCTCGTGGAGCGCGGCGAGAACGACGAGCGTATCGAGGCGTTGCAGAAGATCCTCGACATGGACCTCGACGACTTCAAGGCGTCGGGTCTGAGTGATGCTGAGGGCAAGGTCATCCGCGGCCAGACGTCCCTGAAGAAGGTTCAGGGCGGCGGCGAGTCCATCACCAAGATGGGCGAGTACGACCGTGACCGGTTCGCGGCCTACCCGATGGGTGATCGCGACCTTCAGAACGCCCTGGGTCAGGGCGTGCAGGAGTCGGTCGAGGGGCTGTACAAGTCGGCCAACGCGTACTTCCAGAAGAAGATCCGCAAGGATCTGGGCTACAACTTTGTGGAGTACGGGACTTCTGCGGCCACGCGTAAGGCGTGGACGGAGGGTTACCTGGAGGCGGTCAACCATGGCCTTAGAAATGATGCTTCGTTTGGCCGCATGCTTTCTGGTGCTGACGACGATACGATCATTGATTGGATGCGTCGTGACCCTGAGGGTAAGTCCTACTTCAAGGAGATGAACCGGTCCAAGCACTTCGAGGACCCGGAGGACTTGGTCGCCCGTCAGCGGGCCCACTTCGACAACCTGATCCCCGACCAGGACAAGGCCGACCTTGCGGCGGCCCGTGACCTGACGCCGGACGACATCGGCGAGTGGTGGGCTGACGACAAGGTGACACGCCCCTTCGTGCCCGCGAACGTTTCTGTCGCGGTCGAGAAGACGGGCAAGGCCACCGTGGCCGAGTTGTACGACGCGGGCCGGTCCCAGTACTTCAAGTTCGCGGCGCAGTTGCCCGAGACGTACATGGGTCGTCACCCGCAGTACCAGCGGTTCTACAAGGCGAAGATGGAGCAGTTCGTGAATGCCACGGGCCGCGAGAAGACCGACTTCACCCTGAAGGAGATCAACGAACTCCGCAAGCGCGCCGATGCGTCGGCTCGCGAGGAGATGGGTCGAATCATGTTCGACACGTCTCACCGTTCGCAGTTCGGGCATCACTTGCGATTCGTCTCCCCGTTCTTCTCTGCGTGGGAAGACACGATGTTCAAGTGGTCGCGGATCGCGAAGGAGAACCCGGCGGCGATGTACAACACGCTGATCCGGCCGTTCGAGTCGCTGACCTCGACGAACAACGTGTACGATTCTGAGGGCAACCGCATCATGCCGAACGGCGAGAAGCGGCGTGTCCTGGAGGACGGTTCGCTGGGCGAGGTTGTGGGGCACAGCACCGGCATCAACGAGGGCTACATGGTCTTCACGCTGCCGGACTGGATGACTCCCGGCGACCAGGAGACGGACTTTCGCCTCTCGCGTGGGTCGCTGAACGCGATCTTCCAGGGCGAGGACTGGTGGTCCCCGGGCGTTGGCCCGGCGGTGCAGATCCCGGTCAACGAGGCCATCTCGAAGGCGTTCCCCGAGTGGGGCGACCAGAACTGGGTGGCTCAGATCCAGCCCTTCGGCCAGACGGACGAGAGCATCATCGAGCAGGCCATGCCTGCCCACCTGAAGCACTTCTCGAACATGGCCCGCACCATCGCGGGCGATGAGCAGAACGAGGGCTTCGTAGATACGTTCAGTCTTGCGATGCAGGACGAACTGATCCGCCAGCGCCAGTCGGGCGACATGCTCTCCGAGAAGGAGACGGTGGAGAGGGTCACCAAGGCGACGCGGAACCTGCTCATCCTGAAGTGGCTGGGCGGCTCGGCTTCCCCCGCTTCGACCATGCCGCAGTCGCGGCTGGACTGGTACCGCAAGGAGTACCGCCGGTACCAGCAGGAGCACGGCAAGGATGCCTTGTCGCAGTTCCAGCAGGACTACCCGGACTTCACAGAGGTGACCATCTCGTTGAAGAAGAACGAGACGGGCGTTCAGGCGTACGAGAGTGCGCAGAAGGCTGCGGACCCGTGGAAGGATGAACTGCGTGTCAACCCGGAGATCGGGTGGGCGTTCGCCGGTCCGGACAACTACGGTGGCGAGTTCTCGGACTCGATCTACACGCACCAGGAGGGCATCGGCTGGCGGACGAAGGAAGACCCTCGGGAGACCTTCGACCGTATCAACATCCAGAAGGGCTGGCAGGACTGGACGAAGTTGTCGAACATCATCGACACTGAACTGGACCGTCGCGGCCTGACGTCGCTCCTGTCGAAGGGGGCGGAGGATCTGGTGGCGCTGAAGGCTGAGGCCAGGGCGCAGATCATGCAGGAGAATCCTTCATGGGCTGACGAGTACAACGCTGGTGGTGGTGGCGCCGACAAGGCGGTCACCTTCTTGAACAAGATGAACGGGGCCCTGGTCCGTAACCCGGACAGGGTCAAGGGCCGTCAGGACCTGGAGACGTTGCAGACGTACATCCGCGAGCGCGAGGGGCTTCGCGCCGTCATGGCGGAGAACGGCATCTCGTCTCTCCCGTCGGAGGACGAACTGTCCGAGTTCATGGCTGGGCAGCGGGGCGGGGAACCCGTCCGTTATGCCTTGGCTCAGGCGTGGTACGAGTTCACGGGGTCTCTGCGCAACGAGTCTCCCGTCTTCGGCGACATGTACTCGCGTGCCGGTCTGGAACGCGATTCTCTTTCTAACCCTGTTGTGGAGGGCTAATGGTTGACTGGACAGAACTGGCCAGCCGGGCGTCCGGTGGTGGTGGCGCCTCTTCGGGTGGCTCCCCCGGATCTAGTGGGTTCTTCTCGGGCTCAGGCTCGGCGATGGACTCGCAGATCCCCATGGTGTACCGGGGCAAGGGAACCACTTCTAACCCGGCCGCGGGTGTGGGTGGTACCCGGCCTGCGAGTGACCGAGGGTTCAGTTCCCCCACGGGCGGTTCTCGCCCGTCGGGGGAGCGCCCCGGGTTTCCCCGCCAGAATCTGAGCGGGACCCGGGAGAAGAGCATCTACGACCCCGCAGACGAGGTGGCCGCGTCGTTCTACGACATGGACGACGACGCCCGCGCCGAGTGGGGCGACTACCTGGTGAAGATCGGTCTGATCGATCCGGAGGACGCTGACAACTTCGAGGTGCTCCAGCAGTTCTGGGACAAGGGTGTGGAGTTGTCTTCCGCGTTCACGGCCCGGGGCAAGGACGTCACGGTGCAGGATGCGCTGGCGACGTACGCTGGCTGGGACGGTTCGGGCGAGTCGGCTGCGGCTCGCGCTCGGGCGGCGAAGCAGGCGGAGTCGGAGCCGTTCTCCGGGACCCGCACGCAGCGCACGGAGTCGATCAACCTGTCGGATCCGGCGTCGGCGAAGAACCTCGCCAACTACGTGCTGTCGAAGGCTCTGGGCCGGGAGGCCCTGCCGTCGGAGTTCGCGCAGTACCGCGAGGCGCTGAACGCGTACGAGAAGCAGAACCCGCAGGTGTCCACTACGACGGCCACCTACGAGGAGGGCATCCAGACGGATCAGAAGACGGTCACCAAGGGTGGCGCTACGTCGGCTGGTGCGGAGCAGACCTTGACGGATCTGGCTCGTGAAGAGGATGACTACGCCGAGTACCAGGCGGCTGGACCGATCTGGAACTCGATGCTCGCGGCGCTGGCTTCGCCAGTGTCTCTGGGGTGATGACTGATGGCTGGTGAAGCGTACCGCAAGTCTGTTGCGGACTTCGGGGCTACGGGCACTGCCGTGCAGGAGGCTGGGGCCGGTTCGGCCCCGGCGGAGTTCGACTGGTCCTGGGGGACCCCGGTCCCCGAGGTGGATGCCGAGACGTTCCAGGACGTGTGGAACTCCCGCACGTACGCCACCAAGGAGGACACGCAGGGCTCCCTGGCGGCCCCGCAGATGGCGGGTGGCACCGGGGGAGGGTCCGGCGGTGGTCGGCTCTCTGGCGGCGTCCTGGGCGATCTGTCGGCGGAGCAGTCGGAGAACGCTCGGATCATCATCAAGGTGGGTCAGGAGCGCGGGCTGTCCCGCTACGCGCAGGCCATCGCGGTGATGACAGCCTTGGGCGAGTCAGGCCTGCGGAATCTTGGCTACGGCGACGACATCCACGGGGTGACGAACCCTGACGGCACGCCGACGTCGAGCATCGGGATGTTCCAGGAGCAGAAGTGGTTCGGCTCGGTCAAGGACCGGCTGGACCCGTACCAGTCGTCGAACAGGTTCTACGACCGGCTGCTGGGCGTGGATGGCTGGCAGAACCTGAAGCCGACGATGGCCGCGCATAAGGCGCAGGTGAACGCGGACCCGAACCACTACACGAAGTGGTGGAACCAGGCGGCGGGGATTCTCCAGGCCGCGTACGGAGGTTGATCCATGGCGGACGAGATCGTGGTTGAGGGCGGGCAGGAGTTCCGCTCTTCGGTCGCGGACTTCGGCGGCACCGGCTCCGTGAAGGAGGCTGGGGCCGGGTCCGCCCCGGCCGCCTACGACTGGGGCTGGGATGCCCCCGAGCCGGACAGCGAGTCGTCCTTCGAGGATCTGTGGAAGCAGAAGCGCGGCCCGGTGGAGGAGATGCAGTTCGGCGACATCGCGCCACCCGAGGGTGGCGGCGGTGGCCCGATGGACTTCGCTGGCGCTGGTGGCGTGGTGAAGGAAGCGATGAAGTATGTGGGCACACCGTACGTCTGGGGCGGCTCGTCGCCGCTCGGCTTCGACTGCTCAGGCTTCACGCAGTACGTCTTCAAGCAGATGGGCATCAGCCTTCCACGCATTAGCGCACAGCAGGGTACCGGCGGTCAGGGAGTTTCCCGTGACGCTATGCAGGCTGGCGATCTTGTATTCTTCGATTGGGGCTCTTCTGGTCACAACATGGGCGCTGACCATGTTGGTATCTACATCGGTGGCGGTAAGTACATTCATGCACCGCAGCCGGGGCAGGGCGTCAAGATTTCGGAACTCTCGGGCAACTACTGGGCCCGGCGGTACTCTAAGTGATGAGGTGAACAGTGCCTGACAAGATCAACCTACAGGATCTTGCCGAGTCCTATGGATTCGCATACACGATGATCCGCTCGAACAACGAACTCTACAACCTGTTCAAGAAGGCCGTCTCGCAGACGTGGGATCAGACCCGCATCATGACCGAGGTTCGGGCCACGAACTGGTACAAGAAGAACTCGGAGTCGGAGCGCAACGCCGCCGCCTTGAAGGCGTCGGACCCGGCCACGTACCAGCAGCAGTTGGCTCAGCAGCGGGTGCGGGTCAAGATGATGGCGACCGAGTGGGGCGCCCGGATCTCGAACCAGAAGATCAACGAACTGGCGAACCACGTCCTGGCTCAGGGCTGGGACGACAACCAACTCCGTTCGGTCATGGGCCGGTACATCAAGTACAGCGACGGCCGCCTGCTCGGGCAGGCTGGCGCGATGGAGTCGGAGTGGCGCCAGTACGCGGACCAGATGGGTGTGCGGGTTGGTGACCAGCAGGTGCGCCAGTGGGCGGCCATGGCGGTCAACGGGCGCGTGACCCCGCAGGACGTTCTGTCCCGGATCAAGGAGATGGCCAAGTCGAAGTATGGCGGTCTCGCTGACCGCATCGACGCGGGCGAGACGGTGGAGGCGATTGCCGAGCCGTACAAGCAGGCGATGGCTGAGATCCTGGAGATCAACCCGGGCGACGTGAACATCCGCCGCGACCGTCAGATCCAGCGGGCGCTGGGCTGGCGGGACAGGGACAACAAGCCTGGCACGATGGCGGTGTGGCAGTTCGAGGACATGCTGCGCAAGGATCCCCGCTGGGAGAAGACCGACAACGCCAGGGACTCGTACATGGAGGCAGGCCGTCAGGTGCTGCGCGACATGGGCTTGGCCAACTGAAAGGGGTCTAGGTGGCTAAGAAGAAGCAGACGATCCGCCAGGCCCTGACGGGCGGGGATCGCGACGCGGGTGTGGCGCTGTCCCGGCTGTTCCGGTCGTACGGCATCGTCACTCTCACGGATGAGATCATCCGGTACTTGAAGGACGGCTACTCGTCCGACACGATCACGCTGATGCTCCAGGAGTCCCCGGAGTACAAGAAGCGGTTCGCTGGCAACCAGATCCGCGAGAAGCGCGGGCTGCCGGTCCTGTCCCCTGCGGACTACCTGGCGGTGGAGTCTTCGTACAAGCAGATCATGAACCAGGCGGGTCTCCCGCCGGGGTTCTACGACCAGCCGGGGGACTTCGCGAAGTGGATCGGGGAGGATGTCTCCCCCACGGAGATCCAGTCCCGGGTGAAGTCGGCGCAGACCTTGATCGACTCGGCGGACCCTGGGGTCCGTTCGCAGTTCGACCGGTACTACACGCGGGGTGACATGGTCGCCTACGCCCTGGACCGGAAGCGGACGGCGGAGATCTTGGAGCGCCAGGTGCGGGCTTCGCAGATCGGTGACGCGGTGTCGGATGCTGGCATCCGTGTGGATCGTGGCATGGCTGAGCGGATCGCGGACACGGGCATCGATGCTCAGGCCGCCCGGGTGGGTGGCGCCGAGGCGCAGTTCCGCCGGGAGAACCTGGGGATGCTGGCGTCCATCGAGGGCGACGTGGAGTACGGCGCTGACGAGGCGGTGCGGGACACGTTCCTGAACGACTCGCGGGCGGCTGACACTCGCCGCCGGTTGGCGTCGCAGGAGCGGGCCCGGTTCTCGGGTTCGTCCGGTCTGAACGAGACGTCACTGTCCCGTTCGCGCGGCGGGGCGGTGTAGGCTGTAGCCACAAGGGTTCGCCCTTGGGGCCTGTAGCCCAACTGGCAGAGGCACCGGATTCAAGTCCCGGACAGTGAGGGTTCGACTCCCTCCAGGCCCACTCCGCCTCGTGCGGGTCCTGAGATTCGCTACCTTAGGAAGTGCAAGTTCGCGCACTCTAAACTGCGAGCACAACACAGAAAGGCCCTTGCCGGGGTGGTGCCCGGTGGGGGCTTTTCTTATGCCCTTAGTTCAGTGGTAGAACGGCGGTCTCCAAAACCGCATGCGGGAGTTCGATTCTTCCAGGGTGTGCCATTCATTCGACCGACCGGCCCGTTTGAATGTCCGTCAAGACCGGTAGTCATCAGAGCAAGACCAATGCCCTCCCTCGGCATTGGCTTCGGCTGGTGCAAGTGTACAACAGAGGAGTAGGCCACCATGGCTGATATCTACAACGGAATCGATCTGGACTCTGACGAGTCGGGCCCCAAGGCCCTTCGTGACGCGCTGAAGGCGCAGAAGAAGCAGAACGAGGAGTTGCAGGCAAAGTACGAGAACCTCTTCAAGGAGAACCGCACGCGTACGGTGCAGGACACCCTGAAGGAGAAGGGACTCCCGGCGAAGGTGGCCGGGCTGATTCCGAACGACGCAGACCCGAACGAGTGGCTCACCGAGTACGGTGACATCTTCGGTCTCCAGGTCGAGCAGCAGGGCGAGCAGGGACAGCAGGACCAGCAGGGCGCAGGTGAGTCCGTCGATCAGTCGGCGGCACTGGCTCAGCAGTTCCAGGCGTTCCAGCAGGCCCAGGCGCAGGCCACCCCGGGGCAGACCCCGGGCCAGGCCAACCCGCAGGTTGCTGCACTGGAGAAGGCGGGCCTCGAAGGCGGAACGGCTGGAATCATCAACCAGATGCGATCCCTTGGGATCGTCGCCTGATACGCAAGCCACACGGCTTGACTTCACAGAAAGAGTAGGGCAATGACCCTTCCCGGTACCGCTGGTGATTTCACCAGTTACTCCGGCACTCCGGGTTTGACGGACAACCTTGTCCAGACCGCGTACGATCTGTACGTCCGGTACGCGTTGAACTCGATGCCGATCTTCCGGCAGTTTGTTTCTGTCCGGCCTGAGCGCCAGCCGCACCCCGGTGACGCTGTCGTTCTTCAGCGCTTCAACTACACCTCGGAGGCCAACGTCACGGCAGGCAAGACGCCGCTGACGGAAGAGGCCGACGTCGCGCCGACCAAGTTGCCTGCGACGACCCCGGTGACCCTGACCCCGACCGAGTACGGTCGCGTCGTGTCTCACACCAAGAAGTTGGCTGGCCGTACCCTCGTCCCGTTCGAGGAGTACAAGGCCCGCTACATCGCGGACGAGGCTGCCAAGGTCATGGACGAGGTCATCCAGGACAAGTTGAAGGCCGGTATCACCGAGACCACCACCACTGGTGGTGCGGAGAACCTCCTCACCGCCACCGACGTCGTCGAGGCGGGCGACCTGCGTGCGCAGGCCACGAAGTTCCTGGAGAACAACGTGCCGACCTACGACGGCGAGTTCTACGTGGCCGTCGCTCACCCCCGCGTCATCAACAGCCTCCGGGCTGCTGCGGGCTCGGGCAACTGGCGCATCGCGAAGGAGTACACGAACGACGGTCTCCTCCGCCTCGCGGGTGAGATGGGCGAGTTCGAGGGCTTCCGGTTCGTGTCGAACAACCGCGTCCGCAAGGGCGTGGGCGCTTCGTCTGCGGTGACCTACAACACCTTCTTCTTCGGGCAGGGTGGTCTCGCTGAGGCCGTCGTGACCGAGCCGGGTGCTGTTGTCGGTCCTCAGGTGGACAACCTTCGCCGGTTCTTCACCCTCGGCTGGTACGCCGACATCGACTGGGCCGTGTACGAGCCCAAGGCGATTGACATCCTGATCTCCGGCGCTGCCTGAGTCTGATGTCTAGGGGCGGGGCCTTCGGGCCCCGCCCTTTCCGTATGGCCTGGAGGTCGATGTGGCTACGCTGACTTTCGTGCCGCCCGTGGAGAAGTTCTACGCCAGCAACTCGCACCCGCTTCTGCGGCGCGTTCCGCTGTGGGTGGGCGTCACGGTCCTGAAGGAGAACGGCATCTATCGCGAGGTTCGCGACGAGGTTGATCCTGCGGACATCGACGTGGCGGAGGCCGTCTATCTCGGTGGGCACGAGTACGTAATTAGTGAGGAAGAGGCGGCGGAATTGATCGCCGCCGGGTACGGAATCTACATCAAGTATTCAGGATTCGGTTCCGGCTTTTATGGTTTGGGTTCCTATGGTGTTCCCCAGGAGGGCGTGAGTAATGGCTGATTTCATTCTGCCCTCTGTGGGTGGGGATTTCAATGAGTGGGGCGAGATCCTTAACGGCACCATGCAGAATCTGCGCGATGAGCAGACTGCGAACAACACTGCGGTGGCCGGTATCTCGGCTGTCGCGACGACGGCAGCGAACGATTCGGCTTCTGCGTTGACGACTGCTGGCAACGCGGTTGCTACGGCGAGCGCGGCGCAGGCTGCGGCGGCTGCCGCGTACGAAACGGTGGACGGCCTTGTGAAGGCCGCTGTGCCCCTGCGAGGGGACGGGGTGGACCCGACTGGGGCCACGGACTCTACGGCCGCTGTGCAGGGCATTCTGAACGCCTACGCGGGTCGTGCGGTCCAGGTCATCGCTGGCGATGTCATCCGCATCACGTCACAGATCCAGGTTCCGGACAATACGGCCCTGATCGGGCCGGGCGAGATCCGGGTGACGGCTGGCATCGAGCACACCTCGGCCATCCGTCTCGGCTCCGGCTCCCGGCTGGTGGACGTGAAGTTGACCAACCCGAACCAGATCATCTCCGGGAACACGGGCGGGCGCTCTTATGGCGTGTCCATTCTTGGCAATGATGTCTTGGTTCAGGGCTGCCTTGTTGACGGTTTCGAGAATGGCATTGCCGTTCTTTCCGGCGGGGAATGGTACAACCACCGGATCATCGGCAACCGCATCAAGGATGTGATCGGGTGGAATTCCGTCCCGTCGAACAATGGCACTACTGGCGGTGAAGACCGTGGGGATGGCATTGTTACGTGGGGCGCATTGGCCACCATTGTCGGCAACATTGTGAATGCGAAGTCGGGTTATGATGCCCGTATCGGCATTCACGCGGAGTCGCTGAAGACTGAGGACGACACCCCTTCGCCCGCTGATGACCGCATGGTCACGGTCTCCGGGAATATCGTGTACGGAAAGTTCCGGCGCGGTATCACCATCGAGGAGACGAAGCAGGCGGTCGTGACGGGTAACGTCATCTCGGACTCCACCTGGTGGGGGATCAGCATGATCCTCGGTGAGGGCCACGTCGTCACGGGGAACACGATCCGCTGGACGCGGACCTCCTCGGACACGCAGGGCTCGAACTACTCGCCCACACGCGGACCTATTGCGATCCTGAAGGGATCGCTGGGCACCCTGGTGCAGGGTAACACCATCGTGCACGCGGACGGTTCGTCGGCTTCCGGCAGCATCATGCTGTACTCGGAGGGCGTCAGCGACCAGCCGGTGGACTGCATGATCCTGGACAACAACATCCAGTGCGTCGGCACGGGTACGGTCCAGGACGGCATCCGCTCGGATGGGCTGAACTTCACGCGGCCGGTCATCCGGGGCAACTTCGTCTCGGGCTTCACCCGGTACGGCATCAACATGTACACGGTGGACTCGCCGGTCGTGGAGTCGAACATCCTGCGGGGTGCGTCCGCGACCATCGGGTACATCAAGCAGAACGCTGGCGGCGACTTCGGCATCTTCCGGTTCAACCACATCACGGGTTGCGGTACGGGCATGAGCGCGTCGTCGTCTGCGGTGAACGGTGTCATCGAGAACAACTACATCAACTGTGCGACGGCGTTCTTCTTCGGGGGTACGCCGACCGGTAACCGGGTGGCGTCGAACAAGTTCGGTGCCCTGGTGACGACGTACCAGTTCCCGAACGCGTCGAGCAACTTCCTCTTCAACAACCTGGAGTTGCAGGGCACGGTGACGTGGAACCCGGGCACCCTCGCCCCCGGGGCGACGGTCTCGACCACGTGCACGGTGACGGGCGCCACAGCGGGCAACTCGAACCTGGTCCTGGTGGGCATGCCGGACGGCACGTCTGCCGACGTCCAGGTGACGGGTCACGTGCAGGGTGCGAATACGGTTCGCATCGTGGTGACGAACCGTGGGGCCGCGAACGCGACCTTCACCTCCGGCACCTGGAAGGCTCAGGTTCTGGGGCGCTGATGGAGACGATCCTGAGGTTCGGTGCGTACATCCAACATCCCCCGTGGGCCAGGTGGGCCCAGCGGGTCATGTTCATCGCCTGCTACGTCCTGATGGGCGTGGCGGGCTACGCAGCCACCACCCTCGCCTTCCCGGCGAACTACGCGGGCTGGCCCATCATGGCCGGTTCGCTGCTGTCGCTGGTCGGCGTGGTGACGAGGCTGTACCAACTGGAGGCCGTCGGCTTGTGGCCGACGATCACCGGGCTGTGGGCTTGTGTGGTGTGGTTGCAGTTGCCAGCCCAGGGGGCGATTCTATCCGGCTGGCTGGTGCTGGGCTTTACGCCGATGCTCGCCGCGAGGCTGCTGACGCTGAACCTGATCGCCCGTGACGAGCGCAGGAAGGCGGAAGCATGACGGCAGTGCAGGCAATCGTGGCCGTGCTTGCCGCCATCGGCGGCGTCGGCGGTGTGGTGCAGTTGGTGAACGCGTTCCGCGCCTGGCGCGACGGGGTCAAGCAGCGCGAGGAGGAGGCTGAGGAGCGGCTGGTCAAGCGGCTCGAAGCCAGGATCGACCGGCTGGAGTTGGAGCGAGCCCAGGACAACGAGTACATCCGGCGCCTGGTGATGGCGCTGGGCACGGCCGGTATCCCGATCCCCTCCCGGGCGGAATGACGAAGGGCCCCGTAGGGCCCCTCGGTCAGATGCCGTACTGGCTGGCCATCTCGACGAAGAACTTCTGCGTCACGTAGCCGTTGTCCACCAGCCAGGCGAACATGTCGTCCGGCTGGAGATGCGTGTTGTCCAGGTACTTGATGAACCCTTCACGGGCGTCGAGGACGGTCGAGGGCGGAACTTCGGGCTGGTCTGTGTTGCTCATTGGGCTCCAATCGGGGCGGGGTCCTACGTGGGTAGGGAGGGGCGGGTTACCTCCTTGTGACCACCATATCGCGAATTACTTCACCCCGCTACCTGAAGCAAGATACTTGACAGAGGAGATTTACTGTGGCAGAGAACGGACGGCTTCCGGCCGGAGACCTCGCCAAGACTGTCGTCGGCGTCACGATCCGCAAGGATCTCGTGAAGCAGACCGACCAGTTGGCTCTGGCCTTCTACCGCGAGTTCAAGCGCCCCATGAAGGCGACCGACGGCTACCGCTCGTACGAGCAGCAGGTGGACGTCAAGCGGCGTAAGGGCGCCTACGCGGCCACGCCGGGTAAGAGCAACCACGGCTGGGGCCGTGCCATCGACTGGGCCAGCGACATCAACGTTGACCGGTCGGAGGAGCACCGCTGGATGGAGAAGAACGGTCCCAAGTTCGGGTGGACCAACCCGGAGTGGGCCCGGAACGCCACCACGGCGGACGGCCAGTACGAGCCGTGGCACTGGGAGGCTGAGCGCAAGAGCGTGAACGCCCCCTACGTCGGCCTCCCCGGCAAGGACGAGGTTGGCTTCGGCCAGCGTGGCGCGAAGGTCAAGCAGGTCCAGGAGTTGCTGAAGGACTACGGCTTCAAGCGCCTGGTGGTGGACTCCGACTTCGGCATGACCACGGGTGACGCGGTCGTGCGGTTCCAGGAGGACAGGGGCCTGGTGCAGGACGGCATCGTGGGTCCGAAGACTCTCGCGGCCCTGAAGGGCGGCAAGGTGGCCAAGCCGCTGCCCGCCCCGAAGCCCAAGCCGAAGCCTGAGCCCAAGGAGCCGACGCTGCGGCGTGGCGACAAGGGTGCCGAGGTGAAGCGCCTCCAGCAGGGGCTGACCCGGGTCTTCCCGACGTACGCCACCCTGGCCGCCGATGGCGACTTCGGGTGGAAGACGGAGCGCGCTGTGAAGCGGTTCCAGGTTCGAGCCGGTGGCCTTCAGGCTGACGGCGTTGTTGGGCCGCGCACTCGCGCCGCCCTGAAGAAGCATGGAGTGGAGTTCTGATGGACAAGGTCAAGGCTTGGGTGGCTGGCGGCGTTGCCGTCGTCACCACGTTCCTGACGGGCGTGTCGGTTGCGCTGGAGGACGGCGCTGTCACGCAGAGCGAGTGGCTGACGGTGGCTATCGCCACGGTCGGTTCGTTCGGTGCGGTGTTCGCTGGCACCTACGCGGCCCCGAAGAACCAGTACAAGGGCGACATCTGATGTGCCGGTCCGGGTGCGCGACCCAGAATCACGCGTCCTGGGGTGAGTGCGCCCGGGCCGCACGCATTGCCGTGTGGGGTCCGGAGCGCAAGACGCACACGGCGTTCGACGCCGAGGTGAACCTGTACGACAGGGCGTGGGCTGACGGGCTCGACCCTGAGGGGGTTGACACGAAGTCGGTCATGAAGGCGTACCACGAGGCGGACCTTGCCGCGTCCCTTCCTTCCGTAGAGGAGTGACAAGATGCCCACATTGGGAAAGTTGATCGCGGACATCCGGCACCGGCTTCTCGGTGTGGGCTCTTACGTCGGCAACTCTGCCGAGTTGACCGAGGACCTGAACGAGGACTCGGTCCTGATCCGGATCGATGACGCGGCGAGGCATTCGCCTGGCGTCTACGAGATCGGCCTGGAGAAGGTCCGTATCCGTGCGGTGGACGCCTCGTCGGGCACCATGCGGGCGTTCACGTTCGGTCGCGGCTACGACGGCACGACCATCACCTACCACCCGCAGGGGTCGGAGATCACGCGCTGCGGGCCGTTCCCGTCAGCGACGGTGGCCCAGGAGATCAACAACGTGCTGACCGAGTTCTGGCCCCGCCTGTACGGCGTGGTCACGTACGACGTCGAGTATGCGGCACCGTTCGTGATGCCCGCTGACTGTGCGGGGATCATCGGGGTGTTCATCAGCGACCGCACGGCGGTCGATGGTTGGCGCCGCACGGACCGGTACCTGTGGGAGCCGGGCTCCGGCAACGGGCTGAAGATTCTGGAGGCCCGGCGGGGTGAGGGCGTCCGCATCCAGTACGCGAAGCAGCCGGTGCTGTTCGATCTCGCGGCCGTGGATGTCGTGGATCACGACTGGAACCTGACGGGTCTGCCGGACCGCATGTCGAACCTTCTGACGCTCGGCGTGGCGTACCGGCTGTCGCCGTTCGCGGACGTCGGCAACCTGTTCAGCGTGGGCCAGGAGGCCCGTGCTGACACGACCAAGCCCCCGCAGCGGGGTGCGACCATCTCGCGTCTGCTTCAGCAGCAGTACGAGGCGGCGTTGAACAACGAACAGCAGGCGTTGCAGAAGGCGGCGCCCATTCGAGTCCACCGGGAGCGCTGATGCCTACACGTTTCTACAGTTCCACGTCGGGGCTCATGCAGTTGGTCAGCCCCTTGACCTCCTCGGCCACCACGGCTGCGGTCGATACGGTCGGCGGCCTGCCGGACGTGCCGTTCACCTTGGTGCTCGACCCGTCCACCACGGCCGAGGAGATCGTCGATGTCACGGAGGTCTCGGGCGAGACCCTGACGATTGTCCGGGGCATGGACGGCACCTCGGCGGTGTCGCACTCGGCGGGTGCTGGCGTCCGCCACATGGCTACCGCTCGGGACTTCACGGAGTTCCAGGAGCACATGGATCAGACCACGGAGGTCCACGGCCTGGCGGCCGGGGCGGCCCTGGTGGGTACGACCACGGCCCAGGTGCTGACCGGGAAGACGTTGGACGGTGCGGAGAACACGTTCGCGAACGTCCCGGGTACCGCCATCACGGACGGGACCATCCCGGACTCCGCGCTGGACGACGGCATCGACGCTGACACGGTCGGTGGCACCACGATCTACATCCAGTCCGCGACTCCGTCGCACACGGGCCCGGCGGAGTCTGCCATCTGGTTCGTCCTTTCCTGATAGGGGGCAGTCGTGGCGATTGAGTACGGAGCCACCGAGAACCATCTCCGGGTGGGCATCGACGTTGACGTCGAGGTCAACACGGCCACCTACCAGCGGGTGAAGTTCCTGTTCTACGCGGACCCTGAGCCGGACGGCTGGGGCTGGAACGACGACATGGCCATGAAGATCTCGGGCCATGCCGGTACGTCCACCGTGAACTTCCACAAGAACGCCAACAACAACCAGTTGGTCGCGACCCGCACGGTCACGCGGGACAAGGGCTCCGGCTCGTCCAACATCGTGGTGTCGTGCACCATCAGTGGTGCGTTCAACGGCGCCACCCCGTCAGCCTCCCGGACGCATGTCGTCCCGGCGAAGGCCATCGGGGTTCCGGAGCCGCCCGCCCTGGGGACGCTGGAAGTCCTGGACACGTGGGACTCTGGTGCCACGCTCCAGTGCGGCACGTCGCGTGACAGCAACGGTGCGGCCGTGGACGACTACCACTTCCAGGTGGCGTCCGGTTCGTCGTTCTCCGGGAACGTGGTGTACTCGGACATCGACGGCTCCAGGCGTCGCGTGGTCGGGGGGCTAGGGCCGGGCCGGACGTACTGGTTCCGGGTGCGGTGCCACAACTCGCAGGGCTGGGGCAACTTCGGCGTGTCCAAGGCGTTCAACACGGACATCCGCGTTCCGGACCGGATCCTGGGCCGGAACAACACGGGCACGTTCGCGACGCTGTCCACCCTGAACTGGGGTGTGCCGTTCAATGGCGGGGACGACCTGATCCAGTACCAGGTCAGGTACCGCCCGGTGGGCGGCTCGTTCACGGTGCGCGAGGTGTGGGCGCAGGACCAGTCCTTCTACCAGGCCACCGGCTTGAATCCTGGGACGAACTACGAGTGGCAGGTTCGGGCCAGCAACTCGGCTGGCTGGGGCCCCTGGCAGGACGACTTCGCCACGTTCACCACGTCGAGCCTGTGGCCCGACTCCCCGCCCAGGCCGACGGTCAGCAACATCGGCCTCACGGACGGCCGGGTGAACTGGTCGGCACCGGACGCCCGGGGCTCGACCATCACCGGTTACCAGGTGCAGTGGTCCGTGAACTCCGGCTTCTCCGGGGCGACCACCTCACCGACCCAGTCCGCTTCGGCCCGGTCGTACACGATCACGGGCCTGTCGGCTGGCACCCGGTACTACGTGCGGGTGAGGGCCCTGTCGAACGAGGGCAACGGCAACTGGTCCCCGTCGCGGTCGTTCGCGACCACGGGGCTGACGATCCCGTACCCGATTGTCCGCGAGTGGACGGGCAGCGGCTGGCGCAGGCTGGACCCGGTGAACATCTGGGACGGCACGGACTGGACAGAGATCAGTGACGTCAAGTATTGGAACGGCACGACCTGGGTCGATGTGGCCCAGGAACCGTACTAGGAGGCAGCATGGTGTTCCTGAGTTCGCTGTCCCCTGACATCACGGAGGACATCCCCACACCGCTCTCGGGCGGTGGGGGTAAGGCCCTGGCGGCGACGGGCGACGCCCGGTTCGACGTGTCGGTGAACGGCTTGCCGTTCAACCTGAAGATCACCCCGCAGTTCCCGTACAAGCGCGAGTCGGAGCAGGTCCGCAAGGACCAGTTCGACACGTCGGGCGAGCCGGGCGAGCAGTCCCTGGCGGCGTGGTGGATCCGGTCGGAGTCGTCGTTCCACCTGGGTGCTGGGATCAAGTACTACGACCCGGGTTCGGACCGCTCCACGACGAACCGGTTCGCGACGTCGCAGGGTGTGGACGTCTGGAAGCAGGGCGAGGTTTCGCTGCTGCACGCCATGGAGGTTGACCAGACTGGGCTCACCGAGCCGGTGCACCTGTCCACGTTCCGCTCCGGCGGCCAGGACGGCTGGGTGTCGGCGTCGGGTGACAAGTTGTACTGGCGGGGCGGTGGCGCCCCTGGCGGGACGCTGGAGCGCCGTAACTACTCCTACAACCCCCGCTGTCTCCAGACGGCCCCGAACGCGCGCACCGGGTGGCTGAACAGTGGCACGGCGACCGGCGTGGACGTCACCACGGTGACGACCGGCGGACCCTTCGGATTCGGTTACCGCATGTTCCGGTTCGACACGTCCGGGACTTGGTCGCTGTCGTGTGGCGACCGAGCGTCCGGCACGAACGCCAACCCGGTGCACAGCGAGTTCGGCGAGGGTGACGACTACATCGTCTCGCAGTACGTCATGGCCGACTGGGAGGGCGACGAGACCATCACGGCGAACATGTCGCTGATCTGGTCCAACTCGTCGGGCACCACGATCTCGACCCAGGCGGTCACGGCCAGCCTGGAGAACAACGTGTGGAAGCGGATCGTGATGCGCTTCAATGGCCGCCCGGCCCTGGCTACGCACTTCCGCATCTCAACGTCGTTCAACTCGACCTCGTCCGTGTCGGACGGCAATGTCCGCATGACGGGCCTCCTGGTCGAGAAGGGCACCGAACTCCTTCCGTACTTCGACGGCAGCATGGCCGACGCTAACGGGCACGACTACCAGTGGTTCGCGGACCTGACGAACAACGCACGGTCCAGGGACTTCTGGACGCCGGGTTCCGAGCAGACGCTGGCCGGTACCGGCCTGACGCAGCCCGCCCCGGTGGGCGGCTCCGTGTACGTAGGCCGCACCAACGCGGTCACCAAGTGGGACATCATCGCTGATGTCGTCACCACCCCGTGGACCTGCACTGGGCAGGCTCGCTGTTGGTGGGTGAAGAACCGCCTGATCGTCGCGGTAGGTCGCAACCTGTACTGGGTGGATCACACGCAGACGGGCGTGATCGAGACGGCTGCGGCCGGTAACACGACCGCGAAGTTGCTGGCCACTGGCGCTGACGACACATGGGTGTGGTCGGACGTCAGCGACACGGGTGACGCCATCCTCGCTGCCGGTGCGGGCGAGACGGCTTCGGCCATCTTCGCTATCACCATCGAGGAGGAGGCTGCGGTGCCGGTGTTCTCCGGCGCCCGCGAGGTGGCCCGCCTGCCGCAGGGCGAGCAGGTTACCTGCATGGGAACCTACCTGGCGTCCTACATCGTGCTGGGCACGACGAAGGGCATCCGGGTTGGTGCGACTGGCCAGAGTGGCCAGATCGAACTGGGGCCCGTGATGGTGGAGTTGGTGGACGGGCCGAGGGACGTGTCGTTCTTCGACAGGTTCGCGTACCTCCCGGTGAGCCGCGCGCTCCCGGACGGCACGAGTGGTGTGGTGAGGGTTGACCTGTCCGAGTCGATCATCGGTGAGGCTGGGACCACGGGGCTGTTCCCATGGGCGTGGGACGTGTTCCCGGGTGGTGCCGAGTCGGATGCGACGAGCATCTGCTTCAACGGCAACACGGGCCGGGTGGTTCTGGCGGTGGGCCAGAACGTCTACCTGGAGAGCACAACCTTGCTGGAGTCTGGGCACCTGGACACGGGCCTGATCCGGTACGCGACCTCGGAGTCGAAGGACTTCCAGAGGGTGCGCATGACCGGGGACATCCGTGGCGGCAAGGTGAAGGTGGAGGCCCTGATCGCTGGGGTCCCGTCGTCGGTGTACACGTACGGCCTGACCACGGGCCTGGAGGGTGAGGCTACGCTGAACCTCCCGGGTGGCCCCCTGTTCGACGAGTTGGCGTTCCGGTTCACGATCACCCGGACGACGGCGGTGTCTCCTATCGTGAACACGCTGAGCGTGAAGTCGATCCCGGCGGTACGCAAGTCCCGCCTCATCACGTTCCCGTTGCAGGTCGCGGACTTCGAGTCCACGCGGTACGGGAACTCGGTGGGGTATGACGGGTTCGGCATCAACAGGGTGGAGGAGTTGGAGACCCTGGAGAACGCTGGTGCTGCGGTGCAGATCATTGACCGGCGTTACGACGAGGCCATGGTCGGCACCATCGAGACGCTGGACTTCGCGGGGATGGACTCCCCTGATGGGGAGTACGACAACGATGGTGGCATCCTTACCATGGTCGTCAGGGTGAGGTAGCATGGCTGTCATGACCACACCATCCTGGTTCTCCAGGCCGCTGACGGCGGCTGGCGTGAGAGCCGTGCAGAGGAAGTTGATGCTGCCGGTGACGGGCGTGCAGGACGCTTCGTTCCGGTTGGCCCTGTCTGGTTTCCAGACGGCCAGGGGACTACCAGTGACAGGTACAGCCGACGAGGTGACGGCCGAGGCCCTGGGCGAGTCCGAGGAGTACATCCTGCCCCCGTCGTGGTGGACGAAGAACCTCGCCACGGACGGTGCTGCGGTGCTGCGGTTCTTGGAGCAGCACGACCTGGACTGGGCCTGGTTGGCCCGGTTGCAGGGCAACATGGGCAGGAAGCCTGACGGCCTGATCGACGTTCAGGTCGCTTGGGAGATGGACAAGTTCATAGCGGCATGAAAGAACCCCCGGGCTACGGCCCGGGGGTCTTCTTTCGTTTGGGGCTACAGTGCGTCCCACTTGATCTTCGTGATGGGGATCTTGCTGATGGCGCACTTGCGGCTGCGGGGGTCAGCCCACCTGGCCATCACGAGACCCTTGTGGGTGTTGCACAGGTTGTGCTGGTGGCCGCAGGGGATGAAGGTTCCCCTCCACCTGGCGGGGTCGGGACACTGGTCGTAGGCGCAGGGCACGTCTTCGTCCATGATGGCGTCCCAGTCGATGTCCGTGTCGAGGTCGGTTCTCTCGTCGAGGATAGTCATGACAGCGCCTCGCGGATATCGGTGAGCACCTGGTCGGCGGTTCGTCCAGAGTGGGCGTTGCGGGTGTCCCACTCGCGGATGAGGCTCCGCACCCGATCGGCCAGGTCCCACGCCTCGTCCCGAGCGTCCGTCAGGCTCTCAACGAGCGGCACCCACATCGCGTCGATGTCGCGGCGGGCCCGGTCGCGCTCACCCTTGACCCGCTCGAAGTCGCCCCGGTAAGGACGAGACTCCAACTCCCGCTCCAGCGCGTCCGCCTCTAGGGCGACGTCACGGAGGTAGCCCTCCTCATGTCGGGTCAGGCCAGCGAGGTTGATGAAGGACCGGATCTTGTCACCTAGCGAGGGCTTCGGGGCGGGCTGGTGGTCGGTGAGGCGCCACGACGTTCCGACGCCGACCACGAATGGCGTGCTGTGCCCCATCACGCCGAGCGTGAGGTAGATGGTCCAGGCGCCGTGGTCATGCTGGATGTCGGTCACGCGTCCGGCGACGGTCGCACCCAGTTCGTCGGAGTCCAGCGTCACGGTGTCGCCCGCCTTGACGTCCTCGGGGTCGATGGTGACCGGCTCCGGCGCATCGTAGGTCACGGTGTACGGGGCGTAGGCGCCTTCCAGGTGCTGCACGCCCTCGCCGGGGATCACATCCCCATCGCGGTCCTTAATAACCGCCCCCTCAGGCAGGCCCCTCAGGGCCGCGCGAAGGGCGCCGACGTTGTCGTACGTCTTGGTGTGCGTGCTCATGAGTGCTCCTTCTCCTCAACGGCAGCCTTGCCGCGTCGGACCAGTTCGTGACCCAGGCGGATGGCAGCATCCCCCGAAAGGGTTACGTCCTCGCCATCGGAGGTTCCGACGACGACGCTTCCGCCCTGGGATGTGAGCACGTCCACGGCCGTGTCGTGGCCGTCGTTCCAGAAGGAACGCCTGTTAGGGTCCCGCATGGTCTTCATGAGTGCTCCTTCTTCGCGTGCTGAACAAGTGCGTAGTTGGACCCGAAGTCCTTCTTGCAGGTCTCGCAGTAGGTGCGCGAGGGGCGGAGTTTGGGCCGCTTCTTCAACTGCTCAGCCAACTCTTCCTCAGGGTTCTTCTTCCCCCACATTCTACTTGCCTTCCTTGTCGAGGAGTTCGTCGAGGTCCTTCTGGAGCCGTGCGTCCATCTTAGCATGGATCTGCTGACGGAGCAAGTCCTGCTGGCGACGGAATTCTTCGGGGCTGTCGTCCTTGCGCTCGGGGATCTTCATCAGACCTTGACCACCTCGGTGTAGGAGAAGAAGTACAGGAACTTGTCGATCTCGACACTCACCGACAGGACGATGCCGGGCTGGATGTGCCGGACGACACCGGTCTTGCCGACGTGCCGGGAGTGTCCGATGATGCGGACCGTGTCACCGACCTTGATGGTGTACGGGCTAGAAATCGCCACGCGCCACCTGCCATGTCGGCAGGCCGATGGCCCGCCACATGTCCACGACCTGGTCCCGGTCGTCGAGCACGAGTCGTACGTCGTACTTGTCGCGGATCTCGCGCTCGAAGATCTCGTACTTGACCACGTAGTCCGCCCGGTCGTCGCCCGCCTTGCGCATGAGGAGCGGGGCGCTCTTGGTCCAGGACCCGACCTTCGACGTGAGCCACTTGAGCGTGTCGTCGCGGCACGAGTCCGGCCGACCTGACAGGAAGATGATCGTCGGGTCGGACTCGTCGTCGCGCTTGGCGAAGTCCATCATCGCTTCGTACACGGTGTCGTTGACCCGGTCCGTGAGCACCTTGCTGTAGTCGTACGGCGACCGGCCCTGGTGAACGGCCAGCGTCCCGTCCAGGTCCACGATGATCGCCGCAGAGGGAACCGGACCGTCCCAAACGTACGGGCTCGCGTACGGCCGGAAGTCCGGCTCCTTGACCTCGGGCAGGTCCACCTTCGGCCACGGCATCGGGTAGCGCTTGGCGAAGTCGTTGATGACTCGGCCGCCGACGATCTTCTCCTCGCTCTGCCGAGCGTCGTCGCGCATCATGCACTCGGACGGGCCGGTCTCCACGTCCACGATCTCGACCTGGTGCGCGTGACGGTGAGCGACCTGCACCCAGTCCTTAACGGTCCGCAGCCGGAGGTTCGTGTCGTCCACGACGACGTCCTTGCGCTGCCGCAGGAACGTCTCAACCAGGGCCTTCTGGGCCTTGGTGACGGCCACCTCGTCCACGTCCGTGTACCGGCCGAAGAGCATGTGCCGGATGTCGTCGCGGTTGACGCGACGCCGGTTGGCCTCGTCGTCGGCCACCCACTTCTGGGCGAGGGTGGTCTTGCCAGAGCCGGGGTAGCCCCGCATCAGGATGAGGGTCACGACTCTACCTTCCGGAGGCTGCGCAGCGGGTGGTGGTCCATCCCCCGGTTGAAGAACTCGCCGTCCCAGCGGACCACGGCGCCGGGCTCGTTGGCCCAGGGCTCCAGCGTGTCGATGGTTCCCTGGGTGTCGGGCTGGGCGGTGTGGGTGACGCGGTCACCCACCTTGAATTCGGTCATGTCAGTAAGCCTCTCCGTCGAAGGTGGAACTGGCGATCAGTTCCTCGTCGGAAGCGTACCACGCCCACAGGGCGGTGGCAAGAGCGTTCGCGAGGCGCTTGTCGAGTTCGGGTCGGACGGCGATCCCGCCGATCTCCCCACCCCCGTTGGAGGTGCCGTTGGCGTTGACCTCCATCTTCAGTTCGCCTTCGCGAACCGGGTCCTCGAAGAGGCGGATGGTGAACTTGCCGTCTTCGGTGTCGTCCTCGAAGAACGAGCCTGTCAGGTTGCCACTCACGGGTTCAGGGCCTCCGTCCTGGTGTACCTCAGGTCCCGGATGAAGTCGTTGACGTCGCGGACGTCAAGATCGAACAGGATTTCGCTGTCTTCGCGCGAGACCTTGATGCGCACCACCTGATCGCCGACCTCCGGGCTTAGTTCGAGGCGGGTCCCGTCCTCGGATGCATCGGAGTAGTAGAACTGCTTGCTCATGGTGTCCTCTCTTCGAGCCACTCCGGCTCGTAGAACGAGATGAGGGCCTTGGCGAGTTCCAGGGCCTGCTCACGGTGCAAGCGTACACCGGAGCGCTTGGTGAAGTCAACACCCTTGGTCTCGATCTCCAGGTCTGCGTTCAGGCCGGGGACGAACTTCAGCCGCAGGACGTTCAGGTCGCTGGTCTCGACGTCGTACCCGCCCTTGCCGGGGCGCCAGCCCCGGGGCTTGGGCAGGGTGGAGTCGTGCCACTCCCAGGCGAAGATGTCAGTCATCGACCTGGTCCTCGATGTGGACGGCGACGATGTGCTCCAGGGCGATCCGGGCCTCGATGGGGGAGCCGTCCGACGGGGCAATGCCCAGCACGAGGTGGGTGCGCTCCTTGCCGAACCGGAAGGCCATGTCGAGCCGGTCGTACTCCCGCCGTGGCAGGTGGTAGTGGTGGAAGTTTCCGTTCGTCGTCTCGACGAAGACGTTCCAGAGGGTTTCACCCATTGCGCTCACCCCGGCGCTTCTCGTAGCGGTCCTTCTTCGCGGCACGGGAGGCCTCGACCTCGGCCTTCATGGCCGTGATCTCGGCGCGGTTGCGCTCGCGGTACCACCGGGAGAGGAAGGCGGCCAGGCGGATGGCGTCGTTCTCGTCGAGGTTGTTGCTGCCGTTGGCGCTGATGCGGAGGGTGCTCGTGTTCAGCGGGTCGATGTAGACGGTCTTCCCGCCCGAGAGCACGACCTTCTCGTGCGACGGGGTCTTCACGTTCATGTCGAACAGGGGCATGGGTATCCAATGTCAGAGGGTCTTGCGCTTTCAAGTTTCCGGGAGTAGCCGGTGGCCGTACCGCTCTCACCTGGCCGGAGCCAGAGGGTTGCCGTCTCGGGGCCCAGTCACGCTGGCGGCTTGGTGACCGCGAGGTTGATGTCCGTCACGTGCCCGGTAGGGCGGTCTCCCGTGACGCGGGTGTCTGGGTGGTGCTTCGTCGGCCCCGAGGCCGACCTTCGTGCCGGGGTTTCGTGTGCGTCTGGTTTCGTAGTCGTGGCCCCACGGGGGCCTTGGTTTCGTAGCCCGGATACTCACCTCCGGGAGGGTGTGCGAGTAGCGTAACACACCCTGGGGCGCGTCAGCGTCACGGGGTGGGTGGCCCTTCTGTGTCGGTGGGGTGTGGTTACAATACGAGCGGAGCGAGTATCGGGTTCTCCCTTGGGGTCGAACCCGACCACAACAACAGCGTGGTACACTTAGGTGACCATCTACAGTGGAGGTAGGGATGAAGAGCGAGCATCGCTGGAGCGCGGACGAGTGGGACGCGTTCTCCCGGTGGGGCCGCCGGTACCTGTGCTACATTCAGAGGGCCGGGGTGCGTAAGAGCATCAAGCGGGCCTCGCATCGCAAGGATCGCCGGAACGGCAGACGACGAGCCCAGGAGGGCATGGATGAGTGAACTGAGGCTGTCGCACAGCCAGGTCTCGACGCTGAACACGTGCGGTGTTCAGCACCAGATCGAGAAGAAGTGGAACAAGCCGGGCAGGCCCCACATGTCTACCCTGGGGGGCTCGGCGTTCCACCTTCTCGCGGAGCACGAGGTGCTTGTCGAGAACGGC